GCCGGGGCTCTCACATTAATCGCGGTCTATAAAGTCAACAGTAGCCAAAGCAGCTATAGAGGCGTTATGGCTGTTGGCCCAATTGATGGAAGCGGAAGCATGTTGCTTGCGCGAGGCGCTGGAAGCTTTATTTCGAGTTATGGATCTAACGACATTGTTAGCACTGCCGCCTACGCTTCCGGGCAAAGTGTTATTGCGATTTTAGAAGATGACAACGGATCAGCAGCCAAATCGTTTTGGATCAACGGATCGCAAAGAGGAACTTTTACTGATAACCCGTTTGGTCAGGATGTCGCGCACATTGGCGGTCTTTCAAATGCCGGAAATCAACAAGCAGCGGCAATTACAATTGCAGAGTGCATCGTGCTGGCTTCGGTCGCCGCAACATCAACTCGCCAGCAGAATGAAGGCTATCTGGCTTGGAAGTGGGGCCTGACCGCCAACCTGCCCGCCGGCCATCCCTACAAGACCACGCCGCCATGACCCACCGCCGCACCCTTCTCCGCCAGGCCTTCGTCACGCAGCTCCGCGCGGCCATCCCCTCGCTGGGGCAGCGCGTCTACTCCGGGCGGCTCATGCCGATCGAAGAGCCCGAGCTTCCCGCCATCGTCGTGCACACCCGCGAGCCGGAGCAGGTCATCGACCGCTCCACTTCCGGGTTCGATGGCTTCGAGCGTCGCCGCTGCATCGTCTCCGTCATCGTCGTCGCGCAGTCCTACGACGACCTGGACGAGGATCTCGACACCATGGCCCAGCAGGTTGAAACCGCCCTTCAAGCCTGGATCATCCCTGGCTTCGAGTCGGCCGACGCCATGCTGATGGACACCAGCTCCGAGCCGCCAGACTTCGACGGCAGCCTCACCACCAACGCCACCACCCTCCGCTACGCGGTCGAGTACAACACCCCCTATCGCGCCTGCAGCGACCCCTACGTGATCAGCGACGGCTCCCTGGAGCAGTCCGGTGCCTACCCTGGTGGGCAGGTCACCCCCGGCTGCCCCGGCGGCGGCAGTGGCACCGTCTGCCCCACCGGCGGCGCGACAATCATCGTCAACGGAACACCCTCCTGATGGCCACCACCCGCCGCCGCAAGGCACCCCCACCGCCGCCCCTCGACCTTTCCCTCGAGGCGCTGGAGGCTTTCATCGGCACCGACATCGACGCCGACCGCGCCCGCCCCGCCCTGGACCGTGCCACCGCCGCGGCCGAGGCCTTCATCGGCCGGCCCATCCCCGACCCTTGCCCCCACCCCATCAGGCAGGGCATCTTCCTGTACGCCTCCCAGCTGCTGATGCTGCCTGACGACAGCCCCGCCGCTGAGCCCTCCCTTGTCACTCGCGCCATGTGGCAGGCCCATGTTTCAACTCCAGCGGGATGACCAGATCACCAGCGGCGTCGGGGGCCGTGAGGCCACTGATCACGCGCGCCGGCTGAGCAACGTCGCCCGCTACGGCACCGTGGCGGAAGCGGACTACAGCGGCGAGACGGCGGGCTTCCCCGCCATCCGCGTCAGCCTCCAGGACGGCGCGATCCTCACCGACTGGCTGCCGTGGTTCTCCCCCCGCGCGGGCAGGGACCGAGTGTGGGATCCGCCGGAGGTGGGCGAGGTGGTGATGCTCCTGGCCCCATCGGGCGAGCTCACCAACGGCGTCGCCATCCCCGGCCTGTTCAGCGACGGCAACGCCAACGGTGACCGCGCAGGCCTCCACCGCCGCACCTATGACGACGGCACGGTGGTCGAGTACGACCGCGACAGCCACACCTTTACGGTCGACGCCAGCGCCAGCAACTCCCAGGTGGTGTTCAAGGCGAAGCGGATCAGGCTGTGCACCGCCGAGATCAGCGTCGATGCGGAGGCCACGGGCGACGACATGCCGGAGGCGACCATCAAGGTGAAGCGGCTGCTGGTGGAGGCCGAGGAAGTGATCAAGCTCAGCGCCCCGCAGCTGCAGCTCAATCCGGAAGCCTGATGCCAGCCGTGATCCGCATCGGTGATCCAGGCAGCCATGGCGGCGCAGTCGCCACCGGCAGCCCCGACACGACCGCCAACGGCATCGCGGTGGCGCGCGTGGGGGACACCTACAACTGCCCGATCCACGGGCCCAACGCCATCGTCACCGGCAGCCCCGACACCACCGCCAACGGCCAGGCCGTCGCCCGCGTAGGGGATCAGACTGCATGTGGTGCCACCCTCCAGGGCGGCAGTCCCGATGTGGAGGTGAACTGATGGCCGGCATGAGCCGCGACACTGGCGCTGCGCTGGGTGGCTTCGACCACCTGAAGCAGTCGATCACGGACATCCTCACGACGCCCCTGGGGACGCGGGTGCATCGACGCGACTACGGCTCACGCCTCATGGGCCTGGTCGATCGCCCCATCAACCAGTCGCTCGTCGCCGACATGGTGGCGGCCGCGGCGGAGGCGCTCGACCGGTGGGAGCCGCGGCTCAAGGTGGAGCGCCTCACGATCGACAGCGTGACAGCTGACGGGCAGATCCAGCTCAGCCTGTCTGGCTACTATCTGATCAACGGCCAGCAGGTCACGTTCGAGGGGTTGGTGCTCTGATGGCCACGATCGACTTCTCGACCATCCCGGATCCGGAGATCATCGAGGCCCTCGACTTCGAGACGATCCTGCAGGAGATGCTGGCGGACCTGCAGGCCCGCGACCCGTCCTACACCGAGATCCTGGAGAGCGATCCGGGGGTGAAGATCCTGGAGGTTGCGGCGGCCCGCGAGCTAATCCTCCGGCAGCGGGTGAACGACGCGCTGCGCGCCACCCTGCTGCGCTACGCGGCCGGCCCCGATCTGGACAACCTCGCCGCCTTCTATGGCGTCACCCGCCTGGCGGGCGAGACCGATGCGGCGCTGCAGAGCAGGACCATCGACCGGATCCAGGGCAGCAGCTCCGCCGGCGGCGCTTCCTGGTATCGCTACCACGCGCTCACCGCCGACCCGGACGTGCGCGACGTGTCGGTGAGCTCCCCCGCCCCGGGCGAAGTGCTGGTGGCGGTGCTGAGCAAGATCGGCACCGGCCTGGCGAGCGCCGAGCTGCTCGAGGCGGTGGACTCCGTGCTGCAGAGCGACAGCGTGCGAGTGGTGACCGACACTGTGATGGTCACCGGCGCGACGATCACCACCGTTCCGGTCACCGCCTCGATCTACCTGCTGCCTAGCACGCCCACCACGGTGTTCGACAGCCTGGCATCGACGCTCGCCGCGGCCTTCACCGCGCAGTCGGGCCTCGGCTGGAACGTCACACGCTCCTGGCTCATCGCCACCCTCCACGCCGCCGGTGTGCAGCGCGTGGAGCTCACCGCCCCAGCGGCGGATGTGATCTGCAGCCCCACCACCGCCCCGGCCCTTGGCGCGGTGTCGCTCACCTTCGCGGGCGTTGACCGATGACCGCGAGCCGCTACGACCTGCTGCCTCCCAACGCGACCACGCTGGAGCGCGACCTGTCGCGCGTCACCTCCAGCCTGGTGCGCGCCGCGGCCCCGGTGCCCACCATCCGCACCGCGAAGCGGACCGACATCCCCGACAGCGTGGTGCCGTGGCTGGTGTTCGAGTACGGCCTGGCGGAGATCCTGCCGTACCTGAGCGATCAACGTGCGGCGATCGCCGATGGCGTCGAGTGGCAGCGGATCAGGGGCACGCCGGCGGCGATCCTCCAGGCGCTCGGCTGGCTGGGCCTCGATGGCGAGGTGGACGAATCCGAAGGCGGCTCCTATCGCTGGGCGGAGTTTCAGATCGGCCTCGATGCACCGACGACGGGCGAGGCGATCATCAGCCAGATCACGGCGGTGGCGCAGCTCAGCGCGCCGGTGCGGTCACGGCTGCAGCGGATCTACGCGGTCTACGACTTCCGCCGCTTCATGCTGGACGACAGCCTGCTGTCCGATGGCGCGATCCTGAGCGACCACAGCGGCGTGCGGCCGCGGCCGGACTGGCCACAGATCAGCTACGGCGACTACCGCAGCAGCAGCGTCAACCTGGATCCAACCGCTGTCGACGGCATCCTCTGGTTTTCCGGCATCAGCGTTGCCGGCGAGGTTGGCACCACGCTGAGTTGGGGGCGGACGGAATACATCCCGACGACCGCCAGCCGGTTCGACAGCGGCACCAACTGGACCTCGGCGTTGGCCTGGGGGGACTTCTCCTGGGAGGGCGCGGGCTACCTGGTGAGCAGCAAGGTCACCACGTCGACCTGAGTAGAATCCGTGGGAGGGGCATGAGGCGATGGCAGCTTTTCTGACACTGAGCGGGCGGACGGTCATCGCTACGGCGATCAAGGCCCGGACTGCTCACATGGCCTGGGGCAGCGGCAACACCGGCTGGGGCTCGACTCCGCCGGATCCGTCCGTGAGTGACACCGCTCTGGTGGCAGAGGTGGGCCGCCGCAAGGCCAGCCAGGTCGAGTATGTGGTGGCCGATGCGAACGGTGCCATCGAAGTGCCGCAGGGCAAGTACAGCATCACCTCTACTCCCACAGTCAGCCTCTACTTCAAGTTCTTTTTCGACTTCGCCGATGGTGTCGGCAGCACAATCCGCGAGCGCGCCATTTTCCTAGACACGGTGGCGGCTACTGGTGTACCTGCAGGGCAGATGTACCTCCTGCCCAATCAGGTGCAAAGCCCGGGCACGCTGCTGGTGATCGAGCGCAACGCGCCGATCGTCCGCGAGGTCACCACCCGTCAGCTCTTCGAGTTTGTGGTGACGTTCTAAACCATGACTCTTCCCGGCTACTACAACCGCTTCGATGCAGCAGACCGTTACGACGAGCTGCTGTTTCGCGCTGGCAAGGGTCTTCAGTCCGCCGAGCTGAACGAGGCGCAGAGCACCATCATCGACCGGCTGAAGCGCATCGCTGATGCGGTCTTCACCGATGGCACGGTGATCGAGGGCACGCCGCCTGTCATCAATCTCACCACCGGCGCGACGACGTGCCCCGACAGCAAGATCTACCTGCGGGCGGCCGTTCGCAGTGTGGTCCTCCGCAGTTTCACCATCCCCCTCACCGGCCTGGTGCGGATCGGTGTGTTCCTGCTGGATGAGGAGCTGACCGAGCTGCAGGATTCTGACCTGCGTGATCCGGCGGTCGGCACCCGCAACTACACCGAGCCTGGCGCTGGCCGCCTTCGCGTCACCCCGACCTGGGGCCACAGTGGCGAGGCGCTTCCCGGCGTCTTCTACCCGATCTACCTGGTGATCGACGGCTCCCTGCTGAACCAGCAGGGGGTGAGCAGCGACAACTCGTTCATGGAGGCCCTGGCCCGGTACGACCGGGAAAGCAACGGGAACTACATCGTCACCGGCCTTACCGTCCGCAGTGCGGGCTACTCTCTCGGCGTCAACACCTTCAGCATCCGCGAGGGTGTGGGCAACATCTTCGGCTACAAGGTCGACAAGCCCACCGCGAGTCGCACCAACTTCACCGACAACCCGGACCTGGAGGTTGTGACCTCCGAGCCGGACGTGTTCACCGGCACCACCGGCGGCACCGCGACGGTGCAGATGAACCGCTTCCCGCTCGATGCTGTGCTGGGCGTGGTGATCACCCGGCAGAAGACGGTCAGCCTCACGCGGGGCGGCTTTTCCGGTGGCCAGGACACGCTGCCCGATGTGTCGGTGCTGAGCATCCTGAGCGTGACGCAGGGCGGCACCACCTACATCTCGCCGCACGACTTCTTCCTGAATGGCGACAAGGTGGACTGGAGCCCTAGCGGTTCTGGCGCAAAAGAACCCGCCCCTGGCTCCAGCTATTCCGTCACCTACCAGTACCTGGGTGCGGTGACGCCCGATGCGATCGACCTGCAGACCGGCGTGCTGACGATCACCGGCGCGGTGAACGGCAGCCTGGTGCTGACCGACTACCGGTGGAAGCTGCCGCGCTACGACCGCCTTTGCATCGACCGCGAGGGAGCGTTCAGCCTGGTGAAGGGCATCAGCAGCAGGTTCAACGCGCTGCCGCCGGCGGTGCCGAGCAACCTGCTGAGCCTGGCGACCATCGAGTGGAAGTGGGGCGCGACGCCGAACATCAGCAACGACGGCATCCGCGCCATCCCCTTCGACCAGCTGGAGCGGATGCGGACGTTGATCGTCGATCTGTTCGACCTGGTGGCGCTGGAGCGTCTGCGGAACGACATCAGCTCCCGCGAGCCCAGCAGCAAGCGCGGTGTGTTCGTCGATCCGTTCCTCGATGACGACCTGCGGGATCAGGGCATCACCCAGACCGCAGCGGTGGTGAGCGGAACGCTGCAGCTGCCGATCGCCCTCACCGCCTACCAGGCCCCGACCAACAACACGCAGGACTGGATGCTCGTCTACACCGAGGAGATCATCCTCCAGCAGACGCAGCAGACCGGCAGCAGCCCGATCAACCCGTACCAGGCGTTCGACCCAATCCCGGCCGCCATCACCCTCACGCCATCCGTCGACCGCTTCACGGTGATCGACACCATCTGGACGTCGCCGGTGACGCAGCAGATCGGCATCTGGCTGGGCGCGACCGGTACGTTCACGATCCAGAGCGTCACCAGCAACACGCGGACGCAACTGCTGAGCGAGAGCGAGCAGCCGGCGCAGTTCCTCCGGCCCATCACCATCAACTTTTCCGTCGATGGCTTCGACCCCGGTGAGACTCTCACCCAGGTCCTATTCGACGGGATCAACGTCACCCCTGCCTGATCATGCCCCTCACAGCCAACGGATCTGGACAGATCACGGGGTCATTCACGATCCCGGCCAACGTGCCCGTCGGCACGAAGCGCGTCACGTTCCTCGGAGGGCAGGGCAGCTTCGGCGCTGCGCGGTTCATCGGTTCGGGCACGATCATCACCCGCACGCAGCGGCAGCTCACCACGATCGAGACGCGGTTCTGGGATCCGCTGGCGCAGACGTTCAGGCTCGACCAGTCGCGGCACGTCACCGGGGTGGACTTCAAGTTCACCGCCCGGGGCAGCACCAGCAACAAGGTCTACCTGGAGATCCGGGAGACGGAGCTGGGCCTGCCCAACGCCACCACGCTGGCGGAGGGTGTGATCCAGGGGACAGCGATCACGGTGGGGGCGTGGAACAAGATCAGCCTCACCCGGCCGGTCTACCTGCAGGCGGGGGTGGAGTACGCCATGGTGCTGCTCACCGACGACGCCGTTCATGCGGTGGGTCTGGCGGAGCTGGGCAAGTTCGACGCCGCGGCCAACGCCTTCGTCACCAGCCAGCCGTACACGATCGGCACGATGCTGAAGTCGAGCAACGCCTCGACCTGGACGCCGGTGCAGGAGAGCGACCTGACCTTCCGGATGTACGGGGCCACCTTCACCAGTACCACCCGCACCGTGAGCCTGGGCCAGATCCGCAGGGCGGCGGTGTCCAGCATCACCCGCAGCGGCACCACCGCGACGGCGACGACCGCGACGGCGCATGGCTTCACCACCGGCCAGAAGGTGGTGATCAGCGGCGCGACGCAGACCGACTACAACGGGGCCTTCACGGTCACCGTGACGAGCACGACGGCCTTCACCTACACGGTCGCCAACAGCCCCGCGACGCCCGCCACCGGCACCATCCTCGCGGTCGATGGCGACACCACCGACCTGGTGGCGCTCGCCGGGGTGGAGCGTGTGAGCAGCGCCACCGACGTGGAGTTCGTGTTCACCAAGCCCGACGGCAGCCAGATCCGCGGCGCAGACAACGCCCGCATCCAGCTGGCGGAGGACATCAACGTGCCGCTCACCCTGTCGGCGGTGCTGCGCGGCACCACCACCGAGAGCCCCTACCTGTTCGCCGGCACCCAGGCGGTGTTCGGCAACCTGGGCGAGACCGGCACCTACGTCTCCAGGGCGATCCCATGCGCGGCCAACGCGAAGGTTTCCTGCACCTTCGAGTCGCTGCTGCCCGCGGCATCGGGCGTGACCGTCGAGTTCCAGAAGAGCGACGGCACCTGGCAGTCCGTCAGCCAGACCAGCAGCACGTCGGTGGGCGACGGTTGGACCGAGCAGGTCTTTACCGTGTCGAGCTTCACCGCCGGCGGCACCACCACCAGGGTGCGGCTGACGCTCACCGGCACCTCTGCCGCCCGGCCGCAACTGCGGCAGCTTCGTCTCGTGGTGATCTGATCCCATGCCTCCCATCAACGACGTCACGGCAACGCAGGGCTTCCAGAAGCCCAACGCCGCCAATCTGCTGAGTGAGGACGTGGTGCGGCTGCGCGCCGCGCTCGATGCGCTCGACACGGAGATCAACGCGCTGGAGACAACGCGGGCCACCCTCGCGAGCCCGACGTTCACTGGCACGCCTGCAGCGCCGACGGCGGCGGCCGACACCAACACCACCCAGATCGCCACCACGGCGTTCGTGGTGAACCAGGCCGGCAACGTGGTGCCGCTGGGTGCAGGGACGGCGGCAGTGGGCACCTCGCTGCGGTTCGCGCGGCAGGATCACGTCCACCCGACCGACAGCACCCGGGCGGCGCTGGCATCGCCCACCTTCACCGGCACTCCGGCGGGTCCCACCGCCGCGGTGGACACCAACACCACGCAGCTGGCGACGACTGCGTTCGTGATCGGCCAGGGCTACCTCAAGACCACCACTGCGGCGAGCACCTACGCGCCCCTGGCATCGCCGACGTTCACCGGCACGGTCAACCTGGCGGCGGCGGCCTACAGCGGCAGCATCAGCAGCACCGCGACCGGATCGTTCGGCCTGCCCAGCGGCACCACCGCACAACGCGGTGCGCCGGGCGGCCGGGCGCTGCGCTTCAACACCACCCTCAACCAGTTCGAGGGCTTCGACGGCACCAACTGGAACGCCCTGGGGCAGGGTGCGACGGGCGGCGGCGCAGATCAGATCTTCCAGGAGAACGGCCAGGTGGTGACGACCAACTACACAATCGCCAGCGGCAAGAACGCCGTGAGCGCAGGGCCCATTACAGTGAACGCAGGAGTGACCGTGACCATTTCGGCCGGCAGCACGTGGGTGATTGTCTGATGGCGCTTCGACTGCAAGGCAACGGCGAGATCGGCGGCCTCGACCTGAGGTTCCAGACGCCTGATGGCGTGGAACAATCACGGCTGCGCGAGGGGATCCTCGAGCGCGAGGTGGTGACGGAGCTGACGGTGGAAGAGAAGCTGGCCAGGATCGGCCTTACCCTGGCCGAACTGCGCGATGCTCTGGAGGTGACACCATGACGTTGCGGCTCAACGGCTCGACCAGCGGGTACACGGACCTCGATGCCCCGGCGACGGCGGGCAACAACACGCTGCGGCTGCCCGGCAACAACGGCAGCGACGGCCAAGTGTTCGGCACCGACGGCGCGGGCAACGGGGCGTGGGTGGATCGCGGTCGGCTGGTGCTCAACACCGCAAAAGCCTTTAACTGGAACGGGCAGACAAACAACACCAGCATCGACTTCACCAGCATCCCGAGCTGGGTGAAGCGGATTACCGTGATGCTGAATGGTGTGAGCACAAACGGAGTAAATGACTATTTCTTAAGAGTTGGAGCCGGTAGCATTGCGATTACTGGTTACACTGGCTACACTTCCTTTCACAACTTTAATAGCCCGACCTCCAGTTCCCGAACCTTCTTCTCAACTGGCTTTAACATCTACGCAGGCTATTCTGCAAGCGTGAATACTGGCGTGCTACAACTTGTCTTGCTGACCGGCAATACATGGATGATTACCGGACAAATAGGATCTACTGATTACCCGTGGAGCTATTTCGGAAGCATCGCGCTATTGGGCGCTCTTGATCGCCTGCAACTGGCTACCAACGGCACCGAAACCTTTGATGCCGGCACCATCAACGCTCTCTACGAAGGCTGATGAGCAACCTCCGCGTCCAGCAGCTGCAGCATCCCAGCGCAACCACCCCCGCCCTGGCCTTGACCAACGACGGGGCGGCCGCTGCGCAGCTCAGCGCCATCAACGGCGGTCCGCTCGCCGGCTTCCGCAACGCCATCATCAACGGCAACTTCGACGTCTGGCAGCGCGGCACCAGCTTCAGTGCATCGGCCTTCGCCGCCGATCGCTGGCTCAATGGCTACGTCGGCAGCAGCGCGGTGATGAGCCGCCAGGCCTTCACTCTCGGCCAGACCGATGTGCCAGGCGAGCCGCGGTTCTTCAGCCGCGCCGTCGTCACCTCCGTGGCTGGGGCCAGCAACTACTCGATCATGCTGCAGCGGATCGAGGGCGTGCGCACCTTCGCCGGCCAGACGGTCACCATCAGCTTCTGGGCCAAGGCAGACGCCAGCCGCTCGATCTCGGTGGAACTGGCCCAGTGGTTCGGCACCGGCGGCTCACCCAGCGCCATGGTGACGGGCATCGGTGCGACGAAGTTCACGATCGGCACCGCCTGGCAGCAGATCAGCCTCACGGTCACTGTGCCTTCCATCAGCGGCAAGACGCTCGGCACCGCCGGCGATGACTACCTGGCGCTCAACATCTGGTTCGACGGCGGCAGCAGCTTCAACGCCCGCAATGGCACCCTCGGCCAGCAGTCGGGCACGTTCGACATCGCCCGGGTGCAGGTGGAACCGGGCGGCTTCCGCACACCGTTCGAGCTCCGCCCCCTGGGCACCGAACTGGCGCTGTGCCAGCGCTACTACGAGAAGTCCTACGACCTCGACACCACCCCCGGCACCACCACCGACACCGGTCTGGTGGGCGGGCAGTGCATCTACTACTTCTCGACCACCGGTTACGCGCCCCCTGCGCCGGCGGTGACCTATCGCGTCACGAAGCGCGGCACCCCGCAGCTCACCTTCTGGAACCGCTCGGGCACCGCCAACCAGTACAGCCAGTACTACAACGGGGTGTGGGCGAACCAGGCCACCGCGCCTGTTGTGCTCTCCAACAGCACCAACGGGTTCCTGGTCTACCCCAACGCCTACGTCGCCAGCATGCTGTTCCACTTCGCTGCTGACGCCGAGTTGGTCTGACGCTCGGCCTAGAATCAACCCGACAGGAGGCTCCTCCACTATGCCCACCAACTTCCTCCACGGCGTGGAGGTGCTCCAGATCGACACTGGTGCACGGCCCATCCAGACCGTCCGCTCCAGCGTGATCGGCCTGATCGGCACCGCCCCCGATGCGGATGCCGTCAAGTTCCCCATCAACACTCCGGTGCTGGTCACCAGCAAGAGCGACTACGCCACCCTCGGCACCACCGGCACCCTGAAGCAGAGCCTCGACCTGATCTACGCCCAGGCCGGCGCAGTCGTCGTGGTGATCCGCGTCACCGCTGGCGCGAACGACGAGGCCACTATCACCAACGTGGTCGGCGGCACCAACGCTGGCACCGGTGCCTACGAAGGGGTCTACGACTTCCTGGCCGCTGAGAACGCCGTGGGCTTCCAGCCCAAGGTGTTGATCGCCCCCGGCTTTACCCATCAGCGCCACGCCAACGGCATCCTGAGCATCCCCGTCACCACCCAGGGCAGCGGCTACCTCACCGCCCCGGCTGTGACGATCAGCGCTCCCGCCACCGACGGTGTGCAGGCCACCGCCGTCGCGGTGCTCGGCACCGGGGCCAACGCCGGCAAGGTGGTCTCCTTCACCATCACCAACCCCGGCACCAACTACACCGGCGCGGTCACCGTCACGATCGGCGCTCCGCCCTCCGGTGGTGTTCAGGCAGTGGCCGGCACCGCGACGAAGGGCACCGTCCGCAACCGGGTTGTCTCCGAGCTGCTGTCGATCGCTGATCGCCTCCGGGCCGTGGTCATCGCCGACGGCCCCAACACCACCGACGCTGCTGCGATCCAGGCCGCCGATGACTTTGGCTCCCGCCGGGTCTACATGGTCGATCCCTGGGTGGTGGTCGGTGGCGTCACACAGCCCGCCTCGCCCGTCGTCGCCGGCATCATCAACCGCACCGACAACGAGCTGGGCTTCTGGTGGTCCCCCTCCAACAAGGAGGTCTACGGCATCGAGGCCACCGCTCGCGCCATCGACTTCGCCCTGGGCGACACCAACTCCCGCGCCAACCTGCTCAACGAGCAGAACGTCGCCACCATCATCCGCGAAGGTGGCTTCCGCCTCTGGGGCAACCGCACCCTCTCCACCGATCCGCTCTACGCCTTCCTGTCCGTCCAGCGCACGGCGGACATGATCAACGAGTCGATCCTCCGTGGCCACCTCTGGGCCGTGGATCGCTGCATCACCGCCACCTACCTCGAGGAGGTGATGGAGTCGGTGCGGCAGTACCTGCGCACCCTCAAGGCCCGTGGTGCCATCCTCGGCGGCGACGTCTGGGTGGATCCCGAGCAGAACACACCCACCTCCATCGCCAATGGCCAGGTGGTGTTCGACTTCGAGTTCACGCCCCCGTATCCGGCCGAGCGCGTGACCTTCCGCAGCCACCTGGTCAACACCTACGTGGTCGACCTGTTCGCTGCACTCCCCGCTGCCTGATCCACCACCCGCCCCATCGAGGACTGACCCATGGCCCAGATCCCCAGGATCCTCAAGAACTTCTCTCTGTTCGTCGATGGCCGCGGCCTCGCTGGCACCATCGACACCCTCACCTTGCCCACCCTCACCACCAAGGTCGAGGAGGTGCGCGCCGGCGGGATGGATGCCCCCATCGAGCACGACATGGGCATGGAGAAGCTGGAGGGCACCTTCCAGCTGCTGGAGTACAACCCCGACATCATCGCCCTCTACGGCCTCTCCGCTGCCGACAAGCAGCTCACCGCCCGTGGCGCGATGCGCCGCGATGGTGAGGATGCCGTGCCAGTGGTGGTCAACATGACCGGCATGATCAAGCAGGTGGAGAAGGGCGACTGGAAGGCCGGCGACATGTCGAGCCCGACCTTCTCCTATGCCCTCCGCTACTACAAGCTCACCATCGGCGGTCGCGAGCTCATCGAGATCGACAAGGTGAACATGATCCGCAAGGTCGATGGTGTCGATCAGCTCGCCACCATCCGCCAGGCGATCGGGGTCTGACGATGGCAGCCAAGCAGCAGCGGCCTGAGCAGAGCGTGAAGGTGGTCTTCGACTTCCCGGAGACCATCAGCGGCGTGGAGGTGGATCACGTGATCATGCGCCGGCCCAAGGTCGGCGATCGCGTCTCCGCCTCCAAGGCCTCCAGCAACGAGGGCGAACAGACCGTTCACCTCGTCGCCAACCTCTGCGAGATCCTCTACGAGGACGTCCTCGAGTTCGACGACATCAACTGGGGCAAGCTGGAGGCGCAGCTCCTGGCTTTCAGGGTGGCCAGGTCGTAGCAGTGGACGACCTTCGCCGGGCGGTCATCATCCTGGCGAAGGCAACCGGCTGGGGCCTGGCCGAACTGCTGGACCTGGAGCTCGATGACTTCTGGGCCTGGTTCGATCAGGCCGAGGTGGTTGAGAATGGGATCGCGGAGGCGTTGAAGACATGATCGGCGGCAGCGGGCCACAGAAGATCACCGTTGAGATCGGCGGCAAGGTTGCGGCCAGCCTGGGCAAGTCGATCAAGGCTGCACAATTCCAGGTGTCGTCCTTCGGGCGGAACGTCAGCCGCACGATGAACGATGCGGCGATCGCCGGCCGCAAGGGCTTCAAGGGGATGTTCGACAGCGCAATGTGGCAGCAGGCTGCCATCGGCGCGACGGGCATCACGGTGGCGCTCGGGGCCAGCATCAAAGCCGCCGCCAGCTTCGAGGCGGTGCTGAGCGACATCGGCAAGACCGCCAACGTGGGCGCGGTGGAGCTGAAGGGGCTGAGCACGGAGGTGCTGCGGCTCAGCAGCCGGAACATGACCAACCTCGCGCCGGAGAAGCTGGCGCAGGGCATCCAGGATCTGGTGGCCCAGGGCCTGGAGCTGAAGGATGCCGTCGCCTCGATGGAGGCGCTGGGCAAGGTGGCGACCGCCACCAACTCCGATCTGCTGGACGTCACCAAGACTGGCTTCCAGCTGCAGAACGCGCTGAAGATCCGGCCGACGGAGCTGAAGGCAACGTTCGATGCGCTCGCGTTCGCCGGCAAGGCGGGCGCGTTCGAGCTGAAGGACATGGCGCAGTTCATGCCCACCATCGCCGCCGCGGCGGGGACGCTCGGCATCCAGGGCCGGCAGGGTGCGGTGTCGCTCGCGGCGATGATGCAGATGGTGCGGAAGGACGCGCCGGATGCAGGCGCTGCAGCGACGCGCCTCACGGACGCGATGCTGAAGATGACCGCACCGGATGCGGTGAAGAACTTCAGCAAGTTCGGCGTCAACATCGAGCAGGTGCTGAAGAACGCCAAGGCGAAGGGCATCAACCCGATGGAGGCGGCGCTGGCGGAGTTGCAGCGCGTCACCGGCGGCGACGTGTTCAAGCTCTCCCAGATCTTCGGCGACAAGGAAGCGAAGCTGGGCCTGATGTCCCTGATGAAGTACCGGCAGGAGTACGCGAAGCTGAAGGCTGATGCCGGTGGCAGTGCTGCAGCCGGCACGGTGGAGAAGGACTACCAGCGCAGCCTGGGGACGTTCCAGGGCACGCTGGCGAGCTTCCAGAACAGCGCGCAGCGGCTGGGCATCACGGTCGGCACTGCGCTGCTGCCGCCGCTCACCCGCATCGCGGAGTTCATCACGCCGGTGGTGGAGGGGATCGCCAGCTGGGCAGCGGCAAACCCTGGCCTGATGACCGGGGTTGTGGCGATCGGCGGCGCACTGGCGGGCCTGGTGCTGGTGCTGCCGGTGATCGCTGGTGTGGTTGGCGCGATCGGCACCATTGCCACTGCCATCGGGGCCGCGGCGACCGCGTTCCCGGTGATCGCCGGCCTCGGCACCGTGTTCGCGCTGGTGATCCCGCCCATCGGTGCAGTAGCCGCCGCGATCGGTGGTGTCGCCGCCCTGGCCTACGTGGTGATCCGCAACTGGTCCTCGATCCCCGGTCTCTTCTCCCGCCTCTGGCAGGCGGTGATCCAAGCCACGATCCGCACCGGCCAGCAGATGCTTGCCGTGTTCGCCCCCATCCCGGCGCTGATCATCAACCTGTTCACCGGCAGCGGCATCGGCCAGCGGATCATCGGCAGCATCATCGACGGCCTGAAGGCCCGCGCCGGGGCCCTCTTCTCCTGGGTCGGCGGTGCCGTGCAGCGCATCGGCTCGATGGTCTCCGGCGGCGGCGGCGGCGGGGCCGCGCCTGCTGCTCCAGTCGCGGTCGGACCCACCCCGCAGCCCCGCGCCCTCGGCGGTCGCGTCCTCGCCGGCATGGACTACCTGGTGGGCGAGCGGCGGCCCGAGATCTTCCGCCCCGATCGCTCCGGCCGCATCATCCCCCGCGTCCCCCGCGCCGCAGCCTCAGGCTCCAGGGCCATCACCTTCAACGCGGGGGGCATCACCATCAACGCCCCCAGCGGCAACGGCCCCGACATCCGCGCGGCGGTGCTCGATGCGCTCGATGAGTTCCAGCGCAGCATGGCCTCCACCTACCGCCTCGCCCTCAACGACTGACGACCATGGCCAGCGCACTCTTCCAGCTCGGCGACTTCCAGTTCACCCTGGCGAACGGCGCACCGCAGACCCTGGAGCGCACCGCCGACTACCGGTGGGAGGTGCAGGAGCGGCTGCTGCGCGAGCCCGCCGCGCAGTTCCTCGGCCCCGGCGAGCAGGCCATCACCCTCGATGGCACCCTCTACCCCGGCTTCAGCGGTAAGCAGGGCACGATGCAGCAGCTCCGCGACCTGGCGGTGAAGGGCGAGCCGCTGATGCTCACCGATGGCCTCGGCCGCGTCCACGGGAAGTGGGCGCTCCGGCGCGTGCGCGAGGGGCAGTCCACCTTCCTCAGCAACGGTGCCGCCCGCGCGATCACCTTCTCCCTGGAGCTGACCCGTTACGGCGACGACAACCCCGGGGCAGCGGCAGCACCCGGCAGTGTCGCGGGCATCACCGCCGCCGGTGCTGCGCTGCCGGCCGTCGCCAGCCTGGCGCAGTTCACCGGGGCCGGCTCCGCCGCGGCGGTCGTCTCCGGCATTGCAGCACCCGTGGTGGAGGCCGCCCGGGGCGCGGGCTTCAACATCGGCCAGCTCGCGGCGATCGCCGGCTCGCTCGCCAGCGGCAACTACGTCGGCGCGGCGCTCAACGCCTTCGGCCTCGCTGGCCTCTCCATCCCGCAGCAAGGGATCTGGGGGCAGGTTGGGATCAGCGCGGCGCAGATGGTCCAGCAGATGGCCCTCGGCCGCGGCGCGCCGGCGATGAGCGTCGCGCTGCAGGCGCTGCGGCCCGCCACCACCGCCATGCTCAACACCCTCGGCGGCAGCACCGTGAACGGCCAGGCGCTCGGCAGCCTGATCAGCAACGCCGCCACCATCTCGACCATCCTGGATGTCGATCCCTTCGTCACCCAGTCCGTCCGCCAGCTGGTGCAGCCATGACCCAGTACATCACCCGCCAGTTCGATGAGCTGGACGCCATCTGCCACCGCTTCTACGGCCGCACGCAGGGCACCGTCGAGGCGGTGATGGCGGTGAACCGCGACCTGGCGGACCTGCTGCCGATCCTGCCGCAGGGCCTCGTCCTCGAGCTCCCGGATCTGCCGCAGCCGCAGGCGACCGAGACGCTGCGCATCTGGAGCACATGACCACCCCAGCCTTCCGCATCGTGGCCGATGGCGATGACGTCACCCGCGCGGTGGCGGATCGGCTGGTGTCGCTGCGGATCACCGACGAGGCGGGGCAGACGAGCGACAGCCTGGAGATCACCCTCGACGATCGCGCCAGCCAGGTTCCGGTGCCCCGCAGCGGCGCATGGCTGAAGGTCTGGCTGGGCTACAGCACCGGCGGCAAGCTGCCGGTCTACATGGGCTCCTTCGCGGTCGATGACATCGACCTCTCCGGCGGGCCCCGGAGCATGGTGATCAAGGCCACCGCCGCCCAGACCGCGCCGGAGCTGGTGAAGGAGCAGCGGTCCCAGAGCTGGCACGGCAAGACACTCGGCGCGGTGGCGCAGGAGATCGGGAAGCGCAACGGCCTCCAGGTGGTGATCAAGGGCAGCCTGGCCAGCACGCAGATCAAGCACGAGGACCAGACCAACGAGAGCGACCAGGCCTTCCTCACCCGCCTGGCGGAGAAGTACAAGGCGACCATCAAGCCCGCCGACGGCAAGCTGGTGCTGGTGCCACGGGGCGAGGGGCAGGCCGGCGCGACGATCACCCTCAAGCCCACCGACGTGACCACCTGGCGGGCGAACCTGAAGAACCGGGGTGCCTACGGCAAGGTCAACGCCCGCTACCTCGATCGCACCACCCAGAAGGAGAAGACCCTCTCGGCCGGGGCGGATGCCGGAGGCCTGCCGGCGTTCGAGGAGCGCCAGCTCTACCCCTCCCAGGCGGAGGCGCAGAAGGCCGCCGACAGCCGCCTCCAGTCCCTCCGCGCCGGCGAGGTGCGGGTGTCGATCACGATGCCGGGCCGGCCGGAGCTGAACGCCGAGGGGCTCATCACCCTGCAGGGCTTCCGCCCGGAGGTGGACGGCACCTGGAACGTGAAGTCCGTCACTCACGACCTGTCGGGCAGCGGCGGCTACACCAGCTCGATCGAGTGCGGCACGCAGGGCGACGAGAACGACGGGTGGGCGACGGGCCGCGGCGCGAACGACGGCCTCCCGCCAACCCGCAAGGCTGCAGCGCTGTCCAGTGCCGCCTCCCGCGCGCGCGGAATCAACACCCGTGGCGGCCCCGACGGCGGCAACAACGCTTGCGTCTACGCCGTGAACAAGGTACTCAGGAACGCCGGCATCACGCCGCCCTGGGGCAGCAGCAACTACGTGCCCAACGCCCGGGCGGCGCTCGCCGCCGGCGGCGGCACTCTCCTCTCAGGCCCTGAGCCTGGTGCCATCGCGATCATGCGCGACAACGGCAGCCCTCCCTATCCCCACATCGGCATCGTGCAGAACGATGGTTCGATCATCAGCAACAGCTCCAGCCGTGGCACCTTCTCCTGGGTCGCGTCGCCCGGCAGCTACGCCAGCTACTACGGCCGCAGTCCGGAGTACTGGCGGCTGAAATAGACTCCCCCATGATGGACGGCCTTCCCATGCCCGAGCAGCACGACGTCAGCCATGGCGACATCCTTCGCGCCATCGGCAAGCTGGAGGGCAAGATCGAGGGGATGCTCCTGACCGTGCAGACAAGCCAATCCGACATCGCCGAGGCGTTCCGCCGCTTGAACAAGGCCGAGCAGCGCATAGCCCAGGGCGTGATCCTTGCCGTGGTGATCAGCATCATCATGCCCATCCTGGTGACGATGGCCGCCCCCCGCCTAGAGTTCGGGCCAGCCCGCGTCGAGCACCCCAGATGATCGACGACATCATCCCCTTCTTCGAGCACTGGAAGGACCTCCTTCACCAGCGGGCGGCGGTGCAGCAACTCTGGGAGACTGTGCCCGCCAGCCTGAAGAAGGACGACGCGGCCTGGTACGAGACCTGGAAGGCAGCGGGCCTGCAGCAGACCACCCGCGAGATCACCAACCCCCTCCGCGTCCCCTACTACAGCCAGCGCGACAGCCAGACGGCGCACGCGCTGCGCATGTGCTTCTCCAGCTCTTGCGCGATGCTCCTCGAGGCGATCCGCCCGGGCACGCTCCAGGGCCCCAACGGCGATGATGCCTACCTCGGCCGGGTGCTGCGCTACGGCGACACCACCGACAGCGTGAGCCAGCTCAAGGCGCTCCAGTCGTTCGGCGTCAACGCCAGCCTCAGCCATGGCGCGGACTGGCTGACGATCCAGCGGCAGATCGACGCCGGCTTCCCGGTCCCGATCGGCATCCTTCACCGTGGGCCTGTCGGCCGGCCGGTCGGCGGCGGCCACTGGATCTGCGTCATCGGCTACACCGACACCGCGCTGATCGTCCACGATCCCTTCGGCGATCTCGACCTGGTGAACGGCGGCTACATCAACAACTGGGGCCCACGGCTGCGGTACTCGAAGCGGAACCTCGGGCCACGGTGGATGGTGGAGGGGCCCGGCACCGGCTGGGCGATCATCGCGAAGGCGGCAGCCTGATGGACCTGATCCGCGTCTACCCCAGGGCGCTGCCGGCCGTGCTGTGCCGCCAGCTGATCACCGGCTTCGAGGCCCTGGAGGCGGAGCACGTGGGCCGCGCCGAGGCTGACCCGGCCGCGCCGCGCTTCACCGAGCTCAACCTCACCCAGTCTTGGCAGCAGGGCCACGAGCAGGCGTTCGAGGCGATCTTGCCGCTGTTCGAGCTCTACAGCCGCGACCTACAGATCAGCCCCGCACAGTGGCCCGCCGATCTGGCGTTCGAGGAGCTGCGGATCAAGCGCTACCGCCCCGGCGGCGACGACCAGTTCCCGGAGCACGTGGACGTGGGCGACCACGCCAGCGCCCGGCGGTTCCTCGCGGCCCTGATCTACCTCAACGACGTGGAGGAAGGCGGCGCGACGGAGTTCCCCGGCTGGGGGCAGACCATCCAGCCGCGGGCCGGCACCGCCGTCCTCTTCCCGCCCCTCTGGCCCTGGCTTCACGCCGGCCGCCCGCCTGTCTCAGGCTCGAAGTGGATCCTGAGCACCTACCTGCACTACGTCTAACCTGGAGGCGATCATCATGGAAACGATCGTGGATCCCCACTACACCCAGTACATCGGCCTGGCGCTGTTCGTCGCCAGCGAGATCATCGGCATGAGCAGCCTGAAGAGCAACAGCGTGCTGCAGCTGATCCTCAGGGCCGCCCAGCAGGCCTTCCCCTTCCGGTCCGGCCGTCGCTGATGGTCGACCGCCAGGCGATGGTGAGGCAGCTCCGCCTCCACGAGGGGGAGCGCCTCAAGCCCTACCGCTGCACCGCCGGCAAGCTGACGATCGGCGTCGGCCGCAACCTGGAGGACCGTGGCATCACCCGCGACGAGTCCGCCATGCTGCTGTCGAACGACATCGGCGCGATGGAGACGGAGGTGCTCCGCGCGCTGCCGTGGGTGGCGAAGCTGAACGAGGTGCGCCAGCGCGTGCTGGTCGACATGGCGTTCAACATGGGCGTCGTGGGCCTGCTGAACTTCAAGCGCACCCTCGCGACGATCGAGGCGGGCGACTACCAGCAGGCGGCGACCATGATGCTCGACTCGAGGTGGGCCAAGCAGGTGGGCCAGCGTGCGGAACGATTGGCCCGGATGATGGTGACCGGCAAGGATCCTCGGGAGCTGTGGCCGGCCCCCTAGGCGGCCAGCATGCGGCGGACCGTGGTGCGTGAGCAGCCGAGGCGATCGGCGATGGCCTGCTGGGTCATGCCGGCGCGACGCCAGCGGCGTGCGCGTTGCTCGCGGCTCTCGGTGGCCCAGGCCAGCAACAGGATGGGCAGAAGCAGCAGGGCGAGGGCCCAAGCGGTGATGCAGGTGAGAGACATGGCGGTGAATGATGAGAGGTGGGACGGTGGCGCGCTCGGCCTGCCGTCCCCAACAACCTATCCACCGGCCAGCGTCAGGCCGCCTGGCTGTCGCATTTCGTAACAGGCCCCAGGCGGTGGATCTCGTAGTACCCCCGGCCGGCGCTGTACTCGAGCAGGCCTGATGCCGCGAGGCGAGCGAGGCGGCGGCACACGCCGCCCCGGCCGCAGTGCCAGTGCGCCTGAAGCTGCCGGGTGGGGATCTTCCCCGGGGCTTCGACCAGGGCGGCGAGGTCGGCCCAGTCCATCAGCGCGCCATCGGTGGCGCGGTGTCGCTGTGCCAGCAGGTCGGCGGTGGAGGGGATCATCGGCCGGCCTCCTCGCGGGCCTCGGCGCGCAGCTGCAGCAGGATCTCCTCGGCGGCGAGGCGCAGCGGCCTGGCGGAGCCGCGCGCCTGGCGGCTGGCGTCGTTGCCCTTGACCTTGGCGCAGAGGGAGCAGAGCGGCAACCAGCGATCAGTGAAACACCTGGCCTTGCAACTGGGGCAGACAGGCAGCGGCGGCAGCAGGCCGGCCGCACGCGCGCGGGTGCGCTGCATCGAGGCGCGGTTCTTCTGGCGTCGGAACTCAGCGGCGCGATCGGTCATGGGTTGAGAGCAAACACCGTGACGGTAAGGCTTTACCTGGCCCCGCCGGCGCGGCAGCAGCAACTCTTCACATCCCCAGATCGTCGCTCACCCGCTCGACCGCCGCCCGCGCCGCGTCGTCCACCAGGTGCGCATACCGGCTGGTGGTCTGCGTGCTCCGGTGCCCCAGGAGCTGGCCCACCGTCCCGAGAGTCTGCCCGCCGCTCAGGCTGTAGGACGCGAAGGTGTGGCGCAGGTCATGCACCCGCAGATCGGCCACACCCGCCTCCTCGAGCAGCGCCAGCCACAGCTTTCGGTAGCCCACCAGCGGCTTCTCCCCGCTCTCCCCGGGGATCACCCAGGGTGCTCCACCGCCCGCGACCCCCTGGGCCTCCAGGAGGTCGCGCAGCACCGCCACCGCGCGCTCGCTCAGCCGCACCTCCGCCGCCCCCGTCTTCCCCCGCTCCACCGGCACCCGCAGCACCCCACGCTGCCAGTCGATCTCCGACCACTGCGCGTTCATCACCTCCCGCAGCCGCGCCCCGGTGAGCAGCAGCAGGCGCACCAGCTGGATGAACCTCCACCGCACCGCCAGCGGGCCCGCCTCCTCCCATCGCTGCATCGCCGCGCGCAGCCGGGCCAGCTCCTCCTGGCTGGCATACCGGCGGCGCTGGCGTTCCGGATGCGCCTTCACCCCCCGGGCCGGGTTGCTTCCGGCCGGCCGCCACCCCCAGTCCTCGGCCAGGCCCATCGCCACCCCGAGCACCTCCAGGGCCCGGTTCGCCGTCGCCGGCTGCGGGTGGCAGGCGTGCCACTCCCGCACCAGTTCGCGGGTGAGGGCGGAGACGCGCACGCGGGCAAAGGCCGGCAGCAGGTGCCGCCGCCAGAGGATCTCGTCGTTCCGGCCCGATCGCTTCCGGCTGGCATGCACCTGGAGGTGGCGGGCGGCGAGGGCCTCGATCGTCGGGGCTTCCCTGGCGGCCCGCCGCTCCGCCCCCGGATCCCCGCCGGCGCGCACGCGCGCGAGGGCGGCACGGGCCAGCTCGCGGGCCTGGTCGGGGGAGAGCTCCGCCGGGGTGCCCAGCTTCAGCTCCCGCTGCTGCCCGTCGACGCGGTGCCGCAGGTAGTAGGTGCGCTGGCCGGAGGGGAGCACCAGGAGGCAGAGGCCAGGCACCAGGGTGTCGTTCAGGCGGTAGCGCTGGGCCTGGGGCAGGGCGCGCTCGACAGCGGTCTTGGTCAGCTTCATTCCCACACCGTTCCCACAGATTGCCGGGATCGGCAGGGATACCCGAGGAGCGGCAGGTAGTCCAGTCCCAGGAGAATCAAGGCTCAGGGATGCGCAGTGATCCCACGGTAGGCCCGAGCGTCATGCTCATAACCTGAAGGTCGCAGGTTCAAATCCTGCCCCCGCATCCAAGGAAAAGCCCCGCAGGCCAATGGCTTACGGGGCTCGAACATTCCGTGAGCAGCCTACTGCACGGCGGCCGTTCCCACGCGGTGACCACAGGCGGTCAACGGTTCAGACCCGCTTCCCCAGAAGCCAGTGTTTTTCTGCGAACGTGCGTCGCCGATGGCAGTTGGCGCATCGCACGTCGCATTTGGCAATTTCAGCTTCGATCAACTCCCAGCGCCATGTGACGCTCACCTTTGAGCTGATGCAGAAACTCTTGTCGGCTGGCACCCTGTGGTCGAACTCCAGGACGACTGGATCTGCCTCGCCGCAGTCGACGCATGGATGCGCCAGCAGGTACTCCCGGATGCGTTGGCGGTGAGACTCTCTCTTGCGCTTGTTTGCTGCTGCCGCCTGCCGCTTTACCTTCTCGCGGTTGCGCTCGTAATAAGCGCGCTGGTAGTCGGCACTGTTGGATGGCACTCGCTTTTAACGGCTGCCATGATTCTAAGGTGCGTTGCCGTTGCCGCAACCACGCCCAGCAAAAAGCCCGGGGGCTCTCACCTCCCCGGGCAGTGTGCACGGCTCTCGGTCAGAGTGTAGCGGTCGGCGCGCCGTCGCCCTTCTGGGACTGCTCGCCATCGGGGCCCCGGAACCGATCGTCCGATCCCCAGCTGTTGCGCTGGTACTCCATCAGGAACACCAGGCAGCAGCCGGCGTGGGCCAGGTGGCTCAGGCCTGTCTCCGGGTCGCGGTCCTCGCCGCGCCACCAGGCGAACAGGTGCCGCAGCAGCGCCGCGTAGTAGCGGCCCCAGCGGGCACCACGGCACCAGTTGTTCGCCCCGTACTTGTTGGCCCCAAACGTCAGCACCTCCGCGATGGCCTCCATCGCCGCCGGCGGCAGCAGATCGAGGCGAGGCTTGCTGGCGCTTTCGGCGGACTTGCGGGCCTCGCCGGCGGGTTCGTCGAAGTGGTCAGGCATGGTTGAGTGCCGTTGACCTGCACACCCTACGGACCGTCACCCGCCATCCTGCAGCACCTGTAACAATCCTTCACGCACCGCCGCTCTACGCTTCAGGCACCCACGCCTCTCCCTCCATGTTCTGGCTGGATCTCAACCTCCCCCTCTCCGAGCAGTTCGAAGTCGAGAAGCAGGTGCGCTACATCCAGGCGTCCACCAACCTCGACGAGCTCCGCACCATCGCCGTCAACCTGCTCCGCTTCTCCGCCATCCAGGCCCAGGTCTCCCATCAGCTCGTCTGCCAGGTCGCCGAGCAGGAGAAAGCCCAGGGCTGCCCCGTCACCGATGAGCACAGGGCCTGGGCGGCGGAGCTCCTGGCTCAGCGCGCCTGAAGGTGCTTCAGGTACAGGTCCACCATCCACAGATCCTCGGCATAGCGGCAGTAGCCCTTCGCGCAGGCGCGGTAGTAGAGCTGGCCATCTGCCCGCTGTAGCTGCTCGATCACGCCATCGCCGATCTCCCAGCGGTTGATCACCTCAGGCTCGCTGCTCATCGTTCTCCTGCTGGTGGATCCAGGTCTTGAGCTCTCCCACATACTGGCGCAGCTGCTGCGCCATGATCGCGTGTCGCGGATCACCAGTGCGCAGCAGCTCGCGGTTGTGACGGTCCACGCCGCACAGGGCTTCGCGGATCAGGACGTTCCACGGCTCCCGCTGCGGCGTGTTCCAATCCCGGCTCATGGTCCTTACAGCTTGTCGCGATGGATTATCACGTCGCTGGCCATCCAGCTCACGGCATCCGCCGGGATCGCCACCTCAGCAGGCTGCTCAGGTTGCAGGCTGTACCAGCGAGCGGGGCATCGAGTGCAAGCACGCCGCCGCAGCCGGCCGCCGTGGATGTCCAACACTGGCCGGCTGGTGATGACGCGGCTGAGCCCGTCGCATTGAGGGCAGTTCATCGGTCCGCAGGGATCGGACGGCTGGAGAGCTGCAGCTGGCTGATGCGCCACTCGGCTCCGTTGCTGTCGGCCACGATGTAGTGGGGCCAGTCGATGAACTCCAGCTGGGCGAGAATCAGCACGGTCTCGCCCTGGGGCCAGCCGCGCACGAACGCTTGCTGGCCGGGCTGCAACCGCCAGGCGGAAGGTGGGATGGCAATGCTCATGGGAGTGCACGGATTTCGGTGGTCCAGCCCCAGAGCATTTTGATCAAGGCCTGGCGCTCATGCGCGATGTCGATGTTGGAAGCAACCCAGGCGAGGGCCTGGTCGTCTCCTGGCACCAGTGTGGGCGGGATCGGATCACCATCGCCATCAGGCGCGGTGATCCACTGCCGGCCGCGGCGAAGGGCAAAGCTCACGGCTGCACCCCGTCGCGCTGGAGCTGTTCGCAGGCAGCCGGCATACCCAGGCGGCAGTCGCGCCGGGTCATGTCGGTCAGCGTGCTCGACAGGGCATGGAAGAAGCCGGCACTGATTCCAACGGTGAAGGCCAGGTAGAAGAAAACGAGGGCGAAACGCATGAGGGGATGTTGGTGATGGGGCGGCCGGATTGGGGGCGGCTCCGGCGGGCCGCAGAGATCAGCCAGGGTGGCGCGCGGTGATGTTGGGCCCAGGGCCGCCGGGCCGCTCTTCGACCTCGACCCCTTCGATCCGGGTCACGTCGAACCACTGGCTGTAGGGCATGCCGTTGGCGTCACGTGCAGCCAGCTGGATCTGATCGCAGCCGGTGAGGTAGGTGGCCGATGCGACTGCGGTTCCTTCGACGCCGAGAACGCTGTCTCGGTATTTCTTCCCGAGCGTGAACTGAGCCCCGTTCAGGATCACGGTGCGGTTTTCGAGTGCCATTGATGATGGATGCAGAGTTGACGACTGCCGGGATTGGGAACGGCTCCCGGCGGGCCGCGGCGGTCAGGCCGCCGCCAGGGGCTGGCCCAGGTGCTCGAGGCGGTCGAGTCGCACCAGCGGCATGGCACCGACCGCACCCTTGGTCAGGGAGCCGATGATGCCGACGAGGCAGCCCTCGTCCATCAGCTCGAACTGCTCGCGGATCTTCGTGCCCCAGCCCTCGCACTCGACCACCAGGGGCGGCCGATCGCCGCGGCCTTTGACTGTGAGGGTGAAAGATGCGCGGGTGGTGCCGGACTCGAACTCGCGAAACGCAAGCTGGCTGGCGCGGCCGACGAGGGTGATGCTGGAGCGGGACATGGCTGGTGAGAGGTGAGAGGGTGAGAGGTGCCGGGATTGGCTCCCGGCGGGCCGTGGGGGTCAGGCGATCCCCCACCCGGATGCCTTGCACTCAGCGACGAGCTGGCTGTTGTTCATCGCTTCGAGCTGGCTGCGCATCCATTGGCCTTCGCTTTCGGCCGCATCTTCGGTGGAGTAGCTCTCGGTGCCAAACCAACAGTCCATGTACTGCTCAATCAGGTCTTGGCGGCGGGCCTTGGTGATGTAGGTGGTGGTCATGAGTTGAGAGGCGAGAGGTGCCGCCCCGTCGGGGGCGATGGACCCATCATCACGACGCCACAGCCGCTCGCCACGGCTCTGTAACAACTGTTCACACTCGCGCACGGCGGCCCTTGCGGCGGAGCTTCTCCGGCAGCACCAGGCCCTTGATCCGCGCCACCCGGGCGTTCAGCGCAGCCCAGTCCTCCGGATCCTTGAACCGGAAGTGGCCGGTGCCCTTCTTGAACACCTTGAACTCGAAGAAGCCCCAGTCGTACCAGACCCCGGCTTCGATCCGGTCATACCCGCAGGCGGGATCCTCCACCTCGGCATAGGGCCGGCCGGTGATGTAGACCAGCGCCTTGATCAGGTCGCGGATCCGCGGGAAGTTGCCGCTCCACCGCTTCAGGCTCACAGTGCCGCCGCTCCAGTCCGGCTCCGCCAGGTAGGGCACGATGAACTTCTGGTTGAACAGGTAGGCGTCGTTCGTCTTCCAGCCTTCAACCTGCCACCGGTTCTCGGCGGTGTGGCGGGTCAGCTCGTCGAACGCCGCCTCCACCGCTCGGTCGATCCGCTGATCCGTCGTGCCCGCGATGATCTGCAGCATGCGGAACAGGTTCCGCTCGGTGAACGGCACCTTGGTCTGCTGCTCCACGAACGTGTTGATGTCGCCCTGGAGCTGGCTGGTGGCCATCTCGCGCGGCAGCATCTCGGCGATCACCGACTCCCAGAAGCTCTTCTGCAGCTCCTTCCGGAAGCGGTTCCGGCTGGCGGTGCAGCCCTCCATGGTGATCTGCAGGCCGAGCTCGCCCTTGTAGATGCCGCCCACCTGGGCCTGCAGCCGCACGCCGGCCTCCAGCTGCTGGTCGTAGATGCGGCAGGCCTCGACGTACCGGTTCACCAGGTCGCGGCTCCGGCGGTAAGGGATGATCCCCTCGCCCTGGGCCTCGATGTCGTCGGGCCCGAGGAAGAACCCGTCGAACTCATCAGCGCCGCTTACACGTTGGCCGGGCTTCGTCAGCCGCACCAGGCCGATCTCCACCCGGGTGGTGCGCTCCGCGTCCTCGAACACCGAGCCCAGGTTCTGGCGGCTGCCGTATTGCTCGATCAGTGTGCGGAGCTCCCGGCTGGCTCTGGAGCCCCAGCGGCTGTCCTCGATCGTGCACCAGTTGCAGAGGCTCACGATCTCGCAGCCGGCCGGGGCGATGGCCCAAGCGTGCAGGATGTGGTGCTCGTCCGCGCTGAAGGGCGGGTTCATCACGATCAGATCCACGTGGCTGATCTGCTCCGCCTGGACCTGCAGCCAGTCGCTGCCGATCAGCCGGCCGCCGGTGATTGCCGCCAGGATTGCCCGCAGCTTCGGCTCCGGCTCGACCATCAGCACTTCCTCGGCACCGCGCTCCAGGGCCGCGCGGACCAGGTTCCCGGAGCCTGCCGAGGGCTCGACCACGGTGCGGCCGCGAAGGTCGAGGGGATCGAGCATCGTGGCCGCCACCAGCTCAGGGGTGGGGTAGAAGTCGGGGTTGAACATCAGGCCACCTCCCGGCCGCGGCGGATGGCCGGCTGGCGCGGCTTGCGCGGCGGCTCGGTCTTCATCTCCTCCATCACGGCGGCCCATTCCTTCAGTCGGCTGGGAGCCATCACGGCCTTGGGATCTGGCACGGCGAACTCCAGGTCCCACTCGCGGGCGAAGCTCTTGGCCCGATCCAGGCTGCCCATGCAGGCACCCAGCGCCAGGCCGGAGTTGATGTGGCTGAGCCGCCACAGGCCTTGGACCTCCTGGAAGTACGGCTCGCGGGTGTCCGGGTCGAAGGCGATCGGCTTGTGGATGGCGATGCCCTTCCCGGCCCAGGCCGGGGTGATCTTGATGCGCTTTTCGCCGTGGTCGCGGACCTGGAAGCGCAGCTCAATGAAACGGGTCATGGGGTGAAAGCGATGCGATGGGGAGGGGGTGCCGCTCAGGGCATCACGGCGACAGTGCGGACGCCAGCCAGCGGCGAGCTGGGGTCGCTGGCGTGCCGCCGTGCCCAGCGCTTTGCCTCGGTGAACGTCATGCCGCCGGGGCTGAAGATCGTGTGCTGCAGGTAGTCGAGAGCGTTCTGCTTGCTCCAGGGGCAGAAGGCCCAGGAGCCGCGACCGCGCGGCTTCCGGCCGTGCGAGCGGTAGTAGGTGCTGTCGAGGATGTCCATGAGAGCGAGAGCGGTGGGGGTCGTCCCCCGTGAGGCCATCATCCGCGCTGCCACCGGCCGCGCCTAGCGGCTGTTACACATCTTCACAAAGGAAAGGCCCGCCCCAGTGGAGCGGGCCCTTGTCCCATCACCCGGCCTCGATCAGAACGGGATCCCGTCGTGGTCCGGTGTCTGCCACACCGGCGGCGCTGCCGGAGCGGGAGCCGGGGCCACCGCCGCAGGCGCGGGGGCCGCCGCTGGGGCCGCTGCCGGTGCCGCCTGGCCGCCCTGGGGCGTCGCCAGCACCTTCCAGCTCTCCACCCTGCAGCACAGCTGCATTTTCTCCTCGCCGGTGCTCCGATCCGTCCAGCGGTCGGTCTTCACCCTCCCCGCCACCTGCACCAGGTAGCCCTTCCGGGCAGCGTCGGCGAAGGCTTGCCCGGCCTCGCCCCACACCTCCAGCTTGATCCAGTCCGTCTGGTCCTTGTCGGACAACCAGTTCACGCCGATGTTGACGTTGACGACGCATTTGCCGCTTTCCAGGTAACGGATCTCAGGATCCTTCCCCAGTCGGCCGATGAACTGATGCAGGCTCGCGCGGAGCAGAATTGCGATTGGGTCGTTCACGTGGTTGCTTGTGGTTGTTGTTGATCTTCCGCGTTGCCGAAATTGCTCGACTTCTCGAAAGCGTGGATCCCCTCGGCGGGGTAAAGAACCCGGCTGCCAACCCGGATGAACCGCGGGCCCTTGCCCGCATAGCGCCAGTTGGCCAACGTCTGGTCGCTGAGCCGCCATCGATCGGACAGCTCCTTACTCGTTAGAAACGCTTTCTCTCCCATAGGCACACCTCTTAGAAGGGATCTTCGACTGCAGATTGGTTCTCATCCTGAAGCACCGCCACAGGCTCCACCGTCACTTCTTCGCCAGAATCCGATTGCGACACTGCATCGGTCTGGCCCGCAGCAGCGGCCGCGATCTGGCGGTTCAGGTCCGCCACCACGTTGCCGCCCTCGGCCGGCTGGTCGCGCACCGTCACCGGCCGCACCTCAGCCTCTTCGCGCACTCCCAGGCCGAACAGCACCTCCGGCATGTAGAGGTTGATCAGCCTGGTGGCGGCGCGCCACCGCAGCATCTGCTCCGGGATCGACTTGTACTTGCTGTTCCTGGTCCAGCCATCGGCCGCGGCCTCCTTCATGGTCACCGTGGCGGTGATCACCTCGCCGGTCTCGCGCAGCACCGCCGAGGCTGTCACCTCCAGCGCGGCGTCCTGGCCCTTTGACTTCCAGGTGATCGGGCCCTGGAGCAGGCCCGACTTGTTCGCGCGGGCGATGGCAAAGCGGGCGCTCGTCCCCGGGCGGCCGTTGATGACGGTCACCTCCTGGAACATCACCATCGGATGCTCGCCCAGCTGCTGGGCATACATCAGGGCGACCATGCAGCTCTCAGGCTTGCCCTGGAAATGGCCCGGCACCATGCCGGACATGCTGAACGCCTTGGCCACACGCCACAGGTGCTCGAAGGCAGCACCGTCGTGGAGGAAGGCGAGAGCGCCGGGGCCCTGCGGCTGGACCGGCTGGAGAGTCAGTGCGGTTGATTCACTCATCGGGGCTTAATGCGAATGGTTCTCAATAGGGTTGATGGTCAGTCCCGGCACCAGCCGGGCAGCTCGATCGGCTCCTGCACCAGGTCGCCGTAGCCAGGCCAGCGGCCCGACTTCCAGCACTCGGCCAGCAGCTCCATCGCCGCCTCGATCCGGCGTTGGCCGGCAGCGATCAGCGCACCGCTCGCGGGGTAGACCGCCACGGCATAGGGCCGCACGTTCTCCACCGCGATCGTCAGGAACTGCTCGGCCTGCAGCGCGCCCTGGTTCCAGGCCGCCTGCACGTGGTAGTCGAGGTTGGCGATCGACTTCGCGAACTCCACCCGGCTGGCGTCGCGGCACGTCTTCACGTCCACCACGATGCGCCGGTCATCGCTGTGCCAGTCCGGCCGCGTCTTGCACTCCAGCCCCGTGGCCGGATCCTTCCAGGTGTAGCTGGCTTCCCGCCGGCCGGGGAGCTCCAGCAGGAAGCCAGCAGCAGGATGCTTCCGCACTGCGTCCGCCATCCTGCGCACCTGGTCCGCGTCCTCCGGGGAGAGCACGATCTTCCCGGCGCTCTCGCGCTCGAACTCGGCCGCCAGCTCCTTGCCCACCTTGGTGCGGCGGTCGAAGCTATGCGGCGGCACCGCGATGGTGCTGCCCCACAGCTCCGGCTCAAGGACGGCGGTGTGCAGGGCGGTGCCCATCAACATCGCCGGGGTCGGCTCACGCTTCTCCCGGTCCTCCGCCAGAAACTGGTCGAAGTAGTGCAGCGGGCTGCGGCCCAGCACCTTGATCTGGCTGGGGCTGACAGCCTTCAGGCTGTGGTAGGCCTCGTTGCTCAGGCCCTCGTGGTGGATCAGCTCAGGCACCGGTCCGCTCCCCAGGGAACGGCAGGCCGCGGCGGCGCAGCTCAGGCCGCACCACATGCCCGCCCCACTGGCGAGCGCACAGCATCAGCTCCTCGTCGCTCATCGCGCGGATCCGCTTCTGCTGCCGTTGCTGGCGGAGCTCCGCCAGGCTTGCCTCCCGGATGTCCCGGAAGGCCCAACAGGTCGCCCTGATGGAGTCGATCCAATCCCTCATCTGTGAATTGCGGGGGTCGCTTCCGACCCTACAGACTTCCCGGCGCATCCCGCTCCATCCCGTCGCATACCGTTACATACTTGCGTAACCACTTGATTTCGCGGGAGGATCGGGCACTCTCCCGTCACAGTCAACCCCCCAGCACACGCTCTCACCCATGGTCTCTCTCCGTCCCTTCCAGGCCTCAGCCGTCGCCGAGATCCGCGGTGCCTACATGGCCGGCCACCGTCGCGTCCTGTTCGTCCTGCCCACCGGCATGGGCAAGACCTTTACGTTCGTCCACATCGCCGAGCAGGCGGCGATCCGCGGCAACCGGGTCTGCATCCTGGTCCACCGCCAGGAGCTGGTGGATCAGTCCTCGCGCTCGCTCCACGCGATCGGCTGCAACCACGGCGTCATCGCCTCCGGCTACCGCCAGGATCTCCGCCAGGGCGTGCAGGTGGCCTCCGTGCAGACCCTCGCCCGGCGGCTCCACACCATCCCGCCCGAGTTCTTCCAGCTGCTGATCGTCGACGAGGCCCACCATGCCGTCGCCGGCACCTGGGCGAAGGTGCTGGCCGCCATGCCCCGGGCCCACGTCCTGGGGGTCACCGCGACTCCTGAGCGACTCGACGGGCGGGGCCTGGGCGATCAGTTCGAGGTGCTCATCGAAGGCCCCGACGCGGCATGGGGCACCCAGGAGGGCTTCCTCGTGCGCGCCAGGGTGTTCGCCCCGCCTGGCATCGACCTGTCGGCGGTGAAGCGGTTCGACACCAAGAAGGGCCGCCACGACTCCGACACCATCCTCCGCCAGGGCCAGGCCATGGGCGATGCCGTCTCCCACTACCGCCGCACCATCGAGGACACCCACAACGGCACCGCCATCGCCTTCTGCTGCTCCGTCGCTCACGCCGATGCCGTGGCCGAGGCGTTCCGCGAGCAGGGCATCAGCGCCGCTCGCCTCGACGGCACCATGGACCGGGGCATCCGCCGCCGCACCATCAACGACCTGGGCACCGGGCAACTGAAGGTGCTCACCTCCTGCGACATCATCAGCGAGGGCACCGACATTCCATCGGTCACCGGCGCGATCTTGCTGCGGCCCACCGACTCCCTGGGCCTGCACCTCCAGCAGGTCGGCCGCGTGCTCCGCCCATGCCCCGGGAAGCCCCACGCGATCGTCAACGACCACGTGGGCAACACCCTCCGCCACGGCCTCCCCACTGATCCACGCGAGTGGTCCCTCGAAGGCCGGCCCAAGGGCAAGGGCCGCAAGTCCGCCGCGCTCCCGATCCGCATCTGCCCCACCTGCTTCTCCGCCATCCCCTCCACGGCCAACCCATGCCCTGAGTGCGGCCATGAGGTCGAAACCGCGAAGCGGGAGCTGACGATGGTCGATGGCGACCTGCGGGAGCTCACCGGCACCGAGATCCGCCGCATCGAGCGCCGCGAGGTCGCCAAGGCCCGCACCCGCGAGGAGCTTGAAACGATCGCCCGCGAGCGCGGCTACAAGCCAGGATGGGTCGCGCACATGCTCGCAGCCAGAGGTCAGCCCCATGCCCGAGCGTTCGGATGAGCGGCTCATCCAATCGAAGATCCAGCTCGAAGCCGGCAGGGGCCCCGCTCGCCTCTGGCGCAACAACGTCGGTGCCCTTCGCGATGCCCAGGGCCAGCTGGTGCGCTACGGCCTCTGCCCCGGCAGCAGCGATCTCATCGGCTTCCGCACCATCACCATCACCCCCGACATGGTGGGCCAGCGCGTGGCCGTCTTCACCGCCGTGGAGGTCAAGGACCGCGGCCGCCCCACCGAACAGCAGCAGGCCTTCATCAACCTGGTGCAGCAGGCAGGCGGCCTGGCCGGCATCGCGCGCTCAATCCCCGATGCCCTCTCCATCCTGCGACTGTGAAGCACTGTTACAACCCACGGGCCTAGACCGCCTCCAGCCCGTAGCGTCGGTGGGCACTCTGCATCCCGTCATGACCATCGCTCCCGAGACCGCCATGGTCCGTCTGCGTCGCCTCTTCCGCGACGCCAACCACTGCCACTGCCAATCGAACGAGCAGGCCCTCAACTGGGCCCTCAAGCCCGAGGTCTGGGCGGAGCAGCAGATCCGCTTCCGCAACTGGTCTTGGTTCGTCTGCGAGGCCACGGTGAAGAACGCCCGCGTCCTCACCAACCGCATCGTCCGCGCTGCCCAGGATCGAGGCCTCACTGCTCAGGAGCTCGTCTCCTCCTTCCCCTTCCCAGCCTCCCCCGAGCTGGAGCCCGAGGCATGAGCGACGTCCTCGAGATCCCCGACTCCCTCGCATGGCGCGCCGGGGTGCTGCACGAACGCGAACGGGCCATCCGCGTCCTTCACCAGCTCCGGGAGCAGGCGATCATCGACTGCCGCTTCTCGCCCGGCAGCAAGCCTGAGATCCTTCACGCCCTTCAGCGGGCCGCCGACGCCATCCGGGAAGCTCCGTGACCCAACAGCTCCTTCAGCAGCTCCAGGCTCTGCCTGACGGCTGGCCCCTGGTGGCCGTCGATGGCAACAAGCGCGCCTACCAGAAGGCCTGGCAGGCCAACCCGCTCACCAAGGCGCAGGTGGCGGCCGAGATCCGCGCCGGCCGCGCTCGCGCCGTCGGCGTCATCGCCGGCCCACCCACTGGCCTGCTGTTCGTCGATCACGACGGCATCAGCGCCACCGCCGAGCTGGAGCGCCTGGGCCTGCCCCTCCGTGACCTGCCCAAGTCCCTCGCCATGACCAGTGGCAAGGACGGCCGCTTCCAAATCCTTTACCAAGTACCTCAAGACTTCTGGGATGCCCTCAAGGGCCGCCGCGTCTTCAAGACCGGCCAGCTCGACGCACAGGGCAAGGTCGAGAACCTTGATCTCAGGTGGGTCGGCCACTACTCGGTCGTCATCGGCGCTCACCCCGAAACCACCGGCTACCGCTGGCTCAAGGGCCGCGGCCCCACTGAGCAATCCCTCGCCGAAGCGCCCGCAGCTCTCATCGAGCTGCTCCTCGATCAGCCCGAGCCCGAGCCCACACCGCTGCTCACGACTGATAACCGGCCACCCGTTACTGGAATCCCAGTAACGCCCCAAGGATCTCACGCTGAGACGCTGCCGCTGCTCGACTTCATCAGCCGCACCTCTCGCGATCTGATCGACTCCGGCGGCACCCCAGGATCCTGGAACGACGACCAGCTGGCCCTCGCCCTCGATCTGCGCGGCACTGAGGCCTGGATCCGCGCCCAGGGCCACAGCCCCGACATCACCGCCGCCCAGGCCTTCGCGCTCCACATCGCCGCCGCACGGACCAAGGCCCGCGACTTCGACGAGAAGAAGGCCTGGCATCGCTTCGACGGTGCCGAATCCCGCAGCCCCAGGCCATCCACGCCCGAGGAGAAGCTGCACGATCGGCTGCGCTTCCACACCCGGACCCAGCGAGCCGTCCTGCCGTCTCCACGGGGCCAGCAGCAGGCCAGTCGTCAAGGATCGCTTGACAACTCCTCACCGCAGCAGCAGCAGCAGGCCCCGCAGCAGCCCTACGCGGCCTCGCTCGCCAAGCCGCAGAAGCTCGAGGCGGCGGAGCTCCTCTTCATGCTTCGCCACCAGGCCGGCGACGGGCAGCGCATCCGCTGGAACACCTTCCACCAGCAGGTCGAGGTCGACGGCGCTCCCCTCGAAGGTGCCGAGCGCTTTTACCTCACCCTCGCCGATCAGGGCTTCAAGGTCTCCAAGGACCTCGCCATCGACGCCCTCGTGCAGGTGGCACGTGAGCACCCCTACGACCCGGTAACCCTCTACCTGGAGCACGTCGCCGCCACCGTGGCCCCCGCCTACATCGACGGCCTCGCCACCGCCTACCTACGCCCCGAGGACAACGCCCACGGCCAGCCCACCCTCTACGACCACATGCTCCGCTGCACCCTCATCGGTGCAGTCCGCCGCGCCTTTAACCCCGGCTCGAAGCACGACACCACCTGCATTCTCTCCGGCGATCAGGGGGCCAGGAAGTCCTCCTTCTGGTCAGTCCTCGGCGGGCCCTTCTTCTCCGACTCCCTTGGTGACCTCTCCTCCAAGGACGACCTGCTCAAGCTCCACCGCTCCTGGATCATGGAGTGGGCCGAGCTCGATCACGTCACCTCCCGCAAGCATGCGGGCCAGATCAAGTCCTTCCTCACCACCCAGACCGATCTGTTCCGCGCCCCCTACGGCAAGGCGGTGGAGCACACCCCACGCCGCGGCATCATCGTCGGCTCGACCAACCGCTCCGAAGGTTTCCTCGTCGACGACACCGGCAACCGCCGCTTCTGGGTCATCCCCACCACCCGCCACGAGGCCGAGCCGATCGACACCGGCACCCTCGCCGCCGAGCGCGACGCCATCTGGTCCGCTGCCGTCCATGCACACCGCGCCGGGGAGCCCAACTACCTCCCCCTCGATCTCTCCCTGCAGGTGAACCGCGAGAACGAGGCCTACCAGGTCTCCAACCCCTGGCGCGAACCCATCACCACCTGGCTGCGGGCCCCAGCCAACGCCACCCGGGTCATCACCTCAGAGCTCCTGCTGACCGAAGCCGTCCAGAAACCCATCGGTCAGCAGACCCGTGCCGACCAGATGATGGTTGGCAGCATCATGCGGGAGGTTGGATGGTCCAAGCGCCGGCTGACCATCGACGGCCAGCAGAAGTGGGTCTTCTTCCAACCTCGCTGACTGAGGTTAGCAAGGCCAAACCCCTTGCGCTGCAAGGCGGCTGCTATCCCTTCTAACCTTCCAACCTAAAAGGGATAGTAGAAATAAAGGGGGGAATAGGGGGCTATTAGGGGCCCGTGGACCCGCGTAAGGGAAAAGGTCGGCAGGTTGGCGAGGTTGGCAAGCTCAGCAGGTTGGCAGACTGGACCCACAGGAGGCAGCCATGACACAGATCAGCGTCGACCTTTCCGCTCGCATCACCGGCGACGCCAAGCTGGAGGCCGCCTTCAGGAACCTGGCCACTCGCGACATCCCCAAGGCCGTCGAAGCCGGCGTCCGCTATGCCGCCCGATCCGGCAAGGTCGTCATGGCCACCGAGATGCGTCGCGGTGGCGTCGTCGTCCCCTCCGCCCGCATCAAGGACGATCTCTTCGTGGAGACCCGAGGCACCACGGCCGCCATCCACGCCAGCTCCCAGCCTGTCTCTGCGCAGCAGTTCAAGCCCATCCAGAATCGCAAGGGGCTCACCCTGCGCTTCTATCGCGGTGGCAAGCGCACCCTCATCAAGTCGGGCTTCCTGCAGTACAACCGCGCCCAGCGCTCCCGCGGCAAGCTCGCCTTCAAGCCCGAGACCAACCGCCCCTACAGCTACGACCGCACCCGCAACAGCCCACGCAAGGGCATGCAGTTCGTCTTCGGCCTCTCCGTTGCCTCCATGTATCTCGGCGGCAAGCACAAAGACCGCATCCAGGCTGCGGTGCAGAAGCGCATCGAGGAGCGACTCGAGACCGGCATCCTTCGCGCCCTGGGGGCGTCCTCGCGCGGCTATGGCCTCAAGGCAGGCTGATTGGCGATTGGTCTAACCTGATACCGCCGCTTCCCTGCAGATGGCGCAAGACCGGCTGAAACTGCTGCGCCACTCACCGGAGCTGCTGGAGATCCGCATCCCCTACGACAGGCCTCGCACCCACGAGTTCCTGCTCTGCTCCGACATCCACCTCGACAATCCGAAGTGCGATCGTGAGCTGCTACGCAAGCACCTCAAGGAGGCCCAGGGCCGCGGCGGCCATGCCCTCATGTTTGGCGACGTGCTCTGCCTCATGCAGGGCAAGCGCGATCGCCGCGCCAGCAAGGGCAGCATCCGCCCGGAGCACCTCGGCTCCAACTACTTCGACCTGGTGCTCAACGAGGCCGCCGACTGGCTCAAGCCATTCGCGCAGACCATCCTGATGATGAGCAACGGCAACCACGAGACCGCGATCATCAGCCACAACGAGATCGATCCGCTCGGCAACCTCACCCGCCTGATGCGTGATCGCCATGGCTCGCCGGTCGAGCACATGCGCTACCAGGGCTTCGTGCAGTTCAGCTTCTACCGCAGCAGCAGCAGAGGTGATGAGCGCACACGGCGCACGACCCTGTTCTTCCATCACGGCGCATGGGGGGGCATCGTGACCAAGGGCACCATGGGGGGAGGCCGCTATGCCTCCATCGCCCCTGATGCCGACATCCTGGTCAACGGCCACAACCACGAGCGCACCATCGTCTCCCATCCCTGCTATCGCCTGACCAACGCAGGCAAGCAGCGCATCGCCACACGCTGGCACCTGCAGACAGGGACCTACAAGGAGGAGTTCCAGGGTGGAGGGGGATGGGCAGTGGAGCGCATCGTCATGCCCAAGAGCCTGGGCGGCATCTGGCTGCGCCTCAAGCCCTCCAAGGAGAGCGGGGTAGAGGTCTCCTGCGAGCCCGCCTGATTCGCAACCCTTCCGCAACCTCCGCACCCACCCCCCCACCCCCACGGTTTTGGGTCCTTCTGGGTCGACCCACCCGCGCGCATCCGTGCCCCAGAATTTCGCTAGAGCCAGCCGATTTTCGGGGTTGCAAAAGCCAGTCCCTGACTGGGTTTCTCAATAAGCCGCCGTTATTGCGAGAACCTGAGCGGGCTGTTTCGGGCCTGGTGCGCCAGAAATTGATCAGGAAGGAGCCAGCGGTAGGGGGGCGCATGGTTGCGCAAGCATGGGTGCTGATGGCCTGATGACGGCATGAGCGACGTGAGCATTCCTGCGATGGCGAAGCGGCTGGAGATGTGGCCGCTGGAGCGCCTGCGGCCCTATGCGCGTAATGCGCGGGTCCATTCCGAACGGCAAGTGGAGAGCATCGCGGCGAGCATCCGCGAGTTCGGCTTCACCGCGCCGATCCTGGTCGACAGCGACGACGGGATCCTGGCGGGCCACGGCCGGCTGCTGGCGGCGGAGCTGCTGGGGCTGGCGGAGGTGCCGGTGGTGGTGCTCGACCACCTGGATGAAAAGCAGCGGCGTGCGTACCTGCTGGCGGACAACAAGCTGGCGGAGGGCGCGACGTGGGACCAGGAGCTGCTGGCGAAGGAGCTGGCGGCGATCGACCTGGATCCCAGGTTGCTGGGCTTCGACGAGGACGAGCTGCAGCGGCTGCATGATGGGCTGGAGCTCCTGGTGCTCGAGGAGATGAGCGGCGGGGGCAGCAGCAACGCGAACGAGCGAGTGGAGCCGGAGGCCGGGCGGCCCGGGGCGGCACCGCCGGAGCCCGAGGACGATGGCACCGACGCGACGGCGGAGAGCAGCGGAGTGGAGGAGCGGCACGTGTTCAGCGTGAACCTGCGGTGGGATGACCGCGAGGCGGTGCTGGGTGCGGTGCGGATGGCGAAGGAGCGATGGGGACTGGAGGGGATGCCCGAGGCCCTGGCGACGCTCTGCAGGGAGTGGATGGATGAGCAGAAGCCTGGAGCTGATTGAGATTGCGCATGGGTTGCTGAGGGATCTGCCGGACTGTCGGCTGTGGGGCGTGGATGATGGGGCGTTGGTGCTGGGTGAGGACGCGACGCAGTTCGTGTTCTGCTGGCACGGCGCGCTGACGGTGCGGCAGTCGGGCATGTGGCCGCATGTGCTGACCGCGGGGATGTGGGCGGCGGTGCCGGGGAAGTGCGAGATCCGGCCGGTGGGGACGGACCTGAGCCGGGGGCTGGTGATCAGCCGCGCGGGCTGGCTGGGGATGATGACGATCGGCGGGCCTCTCGAGGAGCGTGGGCGGCTGCGGTACATCGACGGCTGCACGGACAGCCTGCTGGTGCCGCCGGTGCGGCTGGGGGATCCGTGCCTGAATGGGCTGTGGTTCCCGATGGGGACGCTGCAGACGATGCACAGCCACCCGAGCGTGCGTGTGGGGATGGTGGTGCGTGGGCGTGGATGGTGCGAGACGCCGGCGGGGCGGGAGAAGCTCCAGGCGGGGATGGTGTTCGTGATCCACCCGCACGGTGAGCACCGATTCCTGACGGACGCGGACAGCGGGCTGACGGTGGTGGCGTGGCACCCGGATTCGGACACGGGCCCGACGGATGTGGATCACCCGATGGTGCGAAGGACGATGGTGAGCGGTGTGTCGGCGGCGGAGCTGGCGGGGATCCAGACGCGATGACGCTGAAGCCGAGGGCGATCGAGCGCGACGTGCTGGCGGTGGCGCTGGAGCGGCTGCACCGGATCTACGACCTGGTGGACCGCGTGGTGGTGAGCTTCAGCGGCGGGAAGGATTCGACGGTGGTGCTGAACCTGGCGGCGCAGGTGGCGCGGGAGCGCGGCCGGCTGCCGCTGGATGTGTACTTCGTGGATGAGGAGGCCTGCTACCCGGAGACGGTGGAGTACGTGGAGCGTGTGCGGGGCCGGGAGGATGTGCGGCTGTGGTGGTGCTGCCTGCCGGTGACGCACCGCAATGCGTGCTCGAGGAGCGAGCCGTGGTGGGTGTGCTGGGATGAGGCGGCGCGTGATCGATGGATCCGGCCGCTGCCGGCCGGGGCGGTGACGGTGCGAGATGTGCCGCGGTTCCGCGCGGGGATGCAGGTGGATGATGTGGGCCCGTGCCTGTTCGGCCCGGAGTGCGGGCGAGTGGCGGACCTGACGGGGATCCGTGCGCAGGAGAGCCCGCGCAGGATGCAGACGGTGCTGCGGCGGACGCGGGACAACTACATCGCGGATGCGCGGATGGGGTACTACGTGAACTGCAAGCCGATCTACGACTGGAAGGCGGAGGACGTGTGGCGCGCAGCGCGCCAGCAGGGGTGGGACTACAACCGGTCGTATGACGTGCAGGCGATGCTGGGCACAAGCGTGAGCCTGCAGCGGGTGACGCCGCCGTTCGGCGAGGAGCCCCTGGGCGGGCTGTGGAAGTATGCCGATGGCTGGCCGGAGCTGTGGGAGCGGATGCTGCGGCGCGTCGATGGGGTGAACACGGCGGGCCGGTACGCGCTGACGGACCTCTACGGGGCAAGGCTGAAGGAACCACCGCCGGGGATGAGCTGGCAGCAGTGGGCGATGAGCATGCTGCAGTTGTACCCGGAGCCGCAGCGGAGCGAGATCGCGCGGGGCCTGGCGTCGGTGATGAAGATGCACCGGAAGAAGACGGCGCGGCCGATCCCGGATGCGGAGGACGATGTGATGTCGGGCCTGAGCTGGAAGTACATCTGCATCATCGTGAGCCGTGGTGATCTGAAGGGCCGGAAGAAGGGCCAGCTGACGCAGCGGGCGATCACGGCGGCGCAACGGCGGGGCCTGACGTTCGAGCAGGTGAAGGCGCTGGAGGTGAAGCGGTGAGCGTGAAGGACCAACCGGTGTCGAAGGTGCGGTGGCTGCCGCGGGAGAAGCTGGTCGGCAACGCCTGGAACCCCAACGTGGTGGCGTCGCCGGAGCTGGAACTGCTGATCACCAGCCTGGTGGAAGACGGATGGACGCAACCGATCGTGGTGCTGCCGGAGGCTGATGGGCAGCACGTGATCGTGGACGGGTTCCACCGATGGACCGTGAGCGCTGATCCTCGAGTCGCGGCGCTCACCGGCGGCATGGTGCCGGTGGTGACGGTACGGCTGGATCCGCTGCACCGGATGATGAGCACGATCCGGCACAACCGGGCCCGGGGCACGCATGCGGTGCTGCGGATGGCGGAGATCGTGCGGCGGATGGTGGCCGATGGCGTGCCGGAGCGCGAGATCCAGAAGCGGCTGGGGATGGAGCGCGAGGAAGTGGCGCGGCTGATCAATCGTGCAGGGATGCCTGCGCAAGCGGGCGGCGGGAGCTTCAATAGGGCGTGGATCCCTGGGAAGGACTGATGCTGCTCCAGCTGACGTGGGCCGGGTTTGAGGCGGCGGTCGATGTGATCGCGGCGCAGTGCCCGCGCGACCGGATCGGTGTGCATGGCGTGGATCGCGGCGGCCAGGTGCTGGCTTGGGCGCTGAGCGAGCGGCTGGGCCTGGAGGTGATGCGCGAGCCGGGGAGCTGCATGCTGCAGCTGCATGGCGTGGTGGTGTCGCAGCCGCGGCTGCTGTGGGGCGATGCGCAGGTGTGGACGTGGATCGACGCCTCACCGGGGCAGAACATCGTGTCGGTGGTGAAGGCGACGCCGGGGACCATAGTGCTCATGCCCTGGCAGGATGCGGTGGTGTCTCCACGGCCGTTCGTGCCGGGCTTCGATGATTGAGGTGAGCATCAACTACGGCTGCCAGTGGGGCGATGACGGACACGTGAAGGCCTGGCCGATGCGGATCACGTTTGGTGCCGTGGGGCCTGAGGTGACGGTGGACGACATGCTGAAGGGCCGCGGCCATACGGTGCTGCTGGTGGACCAGCTGGTGGCGTTGGTGCGCGGCCTGGCGGGGCTGGACATGCTGATCGAGCTGATTGGTGCTGCGCCGGCTGAACTGTCCCCGCGACTGGTTGAGGCTGGGTACTCCGTCAAGTTGTGCTGATCTCCGTCGCTGAGTTCGCCGCCAGGAAGGGCGTGAGCCCGCAGGCAGTGCGGAAGGCGATCAAGACTGGCCGGCTGGAGCGCAGCGCGCAGCTGGAAAAGACGAAGCCGAAAGGGAGCACGGGGCGGCCCGGGTGGGTGATCGACCCGGAGATTGCAGAGCTGGAGTGGGAGCGCAACACCGAGCCGGGCCTGGTGAGGACTGCAGCGCAGATCAACGCGGGGAAGGCGCGGGCGAGAGGGGAGGACGTGGAGCCGCCAGCACCGGTGGCACCGATCGGGCCGCCAGGGAGCCGTGCCGGCGCTGGCACCTTTGCGAGCGCGAAGGCAGCATCCGAGGGCTACAAGGCGATGCTGCTCAAGCTCGATTACGAGGAGCGGAGCGGCAAGCTGCTGGAGAAGGCGGCAGCGGAGCGAGCGTTCGCCGCGGCCGGGATGCAGGTGCGTGATGCGGTGCTGCGCACCAGCCAGCAGATGGTGGGCGAGATCGCAACGGCGGTCGGCGGGCTGAGCCAGGAGCAGCGCGCGGCGGTGATGCAGGTGATCGACCGGCATCATGTGAGAGCCCTGGAGGAGTTGGTGCGTGCCGCTGGCGTTGCCTGAGGAAGCGCTGCAGGCGTTCTGGCGTGGGATGCGCCCGGACCCGCTGCTGACGGTGAGCGAGTGGGCAGATCAGCGGAGGGTGCTGAGCAGCAAGGCGTCGAGTGAACACGGTCCGTGGAGGACGGGGAGGACCCCTTACCTCCGCAAGGCGATGGACGACCTGTCGGCGACGAGCACGGTGCAGGAGGTGGTGCTGGTGTTCGGTGCGCAGATGGGCAAGAGCGAGATGCTGAACAACTGGATGGGCTACGTGATGGACATCCAGCCGGGGCCGGCGCTGTTCGTGCAGCCGACGATCGACATGGCGAAGCGGTACTCGAAGATGAGGATCGCGCCGATGATCGAGGCGACGCCGAGCCTGCAGGAGAAGGTGAAGGCCCCGCGTGAGCGGGACTCGGGCAACACGCAGCTGATGAAGGAGTTCACCGGCGGCTTCCTGATCCTGGGTGGGGCCAATGCGGCGAGCGGCCTGGCGTCGATGCCGATCCGGTTCCTGGGCGGCGACGAGATCGACCGCTGGCCGGCGGATGTGGACGAGGAAGGGAGCCCGCTGGCGATCGTGAGCGCGCGGACGCGGACGTTCGGCGTGCGGAAGAAGCAGGCGTGGACGTCTACGCCGACGCTGGCGGGGCGGAGTGCGATCTGGGGGAAGTGGGAACAGAGCAACCAGCAGCGGCTGCTGCTGCCCTGTCCGCACTGCGGGCACCGGCAGATGATCGAGTGGGACCGGATCCGGTACGACCAGAAGGACCCGGGGCTGCCGAACACGCTGCGCCAGCCGCCGGTGCTGATTTGCGAGGAGTGCGGCGAGGGCATCAGCGAGGACGCGAAGGCCTGGTGGTACGACCCGGAGGTGTTCGACGACGGCTGGTGGGAGCCGGTGTTCCCGGAGCGCGAGGTGCAGGGCTACCACTGCTCGGCGCTGTACTCCCCCCTGGGCTGGTTTAGCTGGATCGACGCGGCGGTTGGGTACGAGAAAGCGAAGGACAACCCGGCGGATCTGAAGCCGTGGTGGAACACGGTGCTGGCGGAGTGCTGGAACGACGACGGCGAGGCTCCGGACTGGGAGGCGCTCTACAGCCGCCGGGAGCTCTACGAACTGGGCAGCGTGCCCGATGGGGTGGTGTTCATCACGTGCGGCGTGGACGTGCAGGGCGACCGTCTGGAGCTGGAGGTGGTGGGCTGGGGCCCGGGGATGGAGAGCTGGAGCCTCGACTACCAGGTGCTGGCGGGCGACACGGCGCAGCCGGCGGTGTGGCGCGAGCTGTCGAAGTTCGTGCGGTCTGAGTTCGGCCGCGGCGATGGGCAGCGGCTGCCGATCCGGATGACGGCGGTGGACAGTGGCTTCAGAAGCCAGGAGGTCTACCGGTGGGTGCGAAGCCAGGCGGGCAACCGTGTGATCGCCATCAAGGGCGGGCCTGAGTCTCAGACCTCGATCATCGGCACACCGGGCCGGGTGGAAGTGCTGCGGAACGGGAAAGCGCTGCGAGGCGGCGTGAAGGTGTGGCCGGTTGGCAGCAGCACCGGGAAGAGCGAACTCTATGGCTGGCTGCGGCGTGGCCTGCCGGATGAGGGCGAGCTGCTGCCGCATGGCTGGTGTCACTTCCCGCAGCACGGCGAGGAGTACTTCCGGCAGATGTGCGCGGAGCGGCTGACGAACACGATCGACCGGCGAGGGTACAACCGGTTCGAGTGGGTGAAGACGCGGCCGCGCAACGAGGCGCTCGACTGCCGGATCTACGCCAGGGCCGGGGCGGCGCTGGTGGGTGCGGATCGGTGGAGCGATGAGCGGTGGGAGAAGGAGCGCAACGGTGGGATGGAGCGCGAGGAGCGGCGGCCGGCCCCGGTGACGGAGGAAGCGGCGGCGCAGACGGTGAGCAGCTACTGGGACTGAGTAGCATGCAGGGACGGAGGTGGCCCGGATGAGCACGTTCACGCAGGCGCACCTGGCGGCCATCGAGGAAGCGATCGCCGGCGGCTACCTGGAGGTCCGGTACGACGACAAGCAGGTGAAGTACCAGTCGGTGGATCAGATGCTGAAGGCGCGGGCGATGATCATGGCGAGCCTGTCGGCCGCTGCCGCCCCGGTGGTGCGGATCGACTATCCGTCTGTGGTGCGGGATTACGAATGAACCCCTTCGAGCAGTTGCTGGCGACGATTGCCCCGCGCATGGCGCTGCGGCGGCAGGCGGCGCGCCTCCAGCTGGATCAGATGCGGCGGTACGACGCCGCGGCCCGAGGCCGGCGCACCGACAACTGGGTGACGCAGGGCAGCAGCGCCGATGCGGCGAGCGCGCGCGGGTTCGGTGTGATGCGCGACCGTGCGCGGGACCTGGTGCGCAACAACCCCTATGCGCGCAAGGCGGTTGAGAGCTGGGTGACGAACCTGATCGGCGCGGGATGGTCGTTCAAGGCGAAGCAGAGCCGGCGCAACGGCCGCCAGGGCGAGCGGGTGACGGAGGTGATGCGTGCGTGGATGGCAGACCCTCGGCAGTGCGACTACCACGGCCTGCTGAACTTCGATGGCCTGATGGCGCAGGTGGTGCGCTGCTGGAAGGAATCGGGTGAGGTGGTGATCCGGATGCGGACGCCAAGCCGGCAGGCAGTGCAACGCCTGGGTCTGACAATTCCCCTGCAGCTGCAGGTGATGGAGGGCGACTGGATCGACGAGAACCACGACACGCCTGGCACGACGGCCGAGGCGGGCTGGACGAAGCGCGGGATCGTCTACGACGCCGAGGGCCGGCGCGAGAGCTTCTGGATCTACAACTACCACCCGGGCGAGAGCGCGGTGCAGGCGACGGCGATCACCAGCAACACGGTGCCGGCGGAGGAGATCATCCACCTGTTCTCGCCGGAGCGCCCTGGAATGACGCGGGGCGTGAGCTGCCTGGCCCCGGTGATGGTGCGGCTGAAGGACCTGGGCGATCTGCTTGATGCCCGGCTGATGAAGGAGAAGGTCGCGGCGTGCCTGGCGGCAGCAGTGGTGGACCTGGATGGCACGAGCGACCAGAAGAGCACGATCGGCGATCGGATCGAACCGGGCGGTATCGTGCGGCTGGGTCCCGGGCAGGACATCCGCACGATCAACCCGCCGGCGGCGGGGGAGATCGACCGGGTGATCAAGACCTACCTGTTGGAGATCGCAGCAGGCATCGGCATCACCTACGAGGAGCTGACGGGCGACTACAGCGGCGGCTCCTACACCCAGGGCCGCCTCGGCTGGATTGGATTTCAGCGCCGGCTGATGAGCGACACCTGGCAGGTGCTGGAGCCGATGGTGTTCGACCGCGTGGCGGAGTGGGCATTCAACGCCATGAGCGCGGTGGGCATCGCGACCGATGGCATCACCGCTGACTGGACGCCGCCGCGGCGGGAGCTCTACGACCCGCAGAGCGAGACGAGCAGCACGGTGTCGCGGATGCGCGCGGGCCTGCTGCCGCCGCAGGAAGCAATCCGCGCCGATGGGTATGAGCCGGACGAGGTGATCCGACTGTGGGTGGAGTGGATGGCGATGCTGGATGCGGCTGGCATCGTGCTCGACAGCGACCCGAGGAAGGTGAGCGCGGCGGGCCTGACTCAGGTGCGGCCGCTGGGATCGACGATGCCGCCGACGGGTGAGCCGCCGGTGGAGGCCGAGCAACCGCCAGCCCCTGCAGCGCCGCCGGCTCGGCCTGCAGGCTGACCCTAGAATCGAGGAGGCAACGGAGTAGGCATGAGCGACGGGCTGCTGCAGACCAGGGCGATGTTCGCCCCCGAGACGGTCAACGTCGAGGAGCGGACGGTTGAGCTGGTGTGGAGCACTGGCGCTCAGGTGCGCCGTGCGAGTTGGTCGCGTGGCGACTACATCGAGGAGTTGAGCATGGTGCCTGGCGCTGTGCGACTGGACCGCCTGAACAAGGGCGGGCCGCTCCTCGATGCGCACGACTCCTTCTCGCTGCGCAGCCAGATCGGCGTGGTGCAGCGAGCATGGCTGGACAAAAACGAGGGCCGCGCCCTGGTGAAGTTCAGCCGGCGGGATGACGTGGAGCCCATCTTCCAGGATGTGATCGACGGCATCTACCGCAACGTGTCTGTGGGCTACAAGGTCCACAAGACGGAGCGCGACGAGACCGGCGCAGTGCCGGTTGAGCGCGCAGTGGACTGGGAGCCCTATGAGCTCTCGCTGGTCCCGATCCCGGCTGATGCCGGAGCCCAGGTGCGCTCAGAGGAGCCCACCCCCACCCAACCCCAGGAGAGATCCGTGGACGAACTGAACCAGGGGGCGTCGGCCGCTGAGGCTGCGCCCGAAACCCGTGCTGCTGCCCCCGTGGCTCCCGCTGCGCCGGCCGTCAACGCCGACGAGGTGCGTGCTGAGGAGCGCCGCCGCGTCGCGAGCATCCTCGATGCCGCCCGCAAGCTGAAGGTCGGCGACGAGCTGGCCCAACGCCTGATTGCTGATGGCGTGGCCCTCGACGAGGCCCGCATGCAGCTGATCGACGCCAAGGCCACCGACGAGCAGCGCACCCCCGCTCAGTCCCGCATCGAGGTCACCCAGGACCACGGGCAGAAGCGGTTCGAGGCGAAGCTGGAGCACCTGAAGTTCCGCGCCAACCTCGGCGACATGACCGACGGTTCCCGCGAGTACCGGGGCAGCACCCTGCTCGACATGGCCCGCGAGTCCCTGGAGCTGGCCGGCGTCAGCCACCGCGGGATGGACAAGAGCGAGATCGCCGTTCGTGCCTTCCATAGCACCAGCGACTTCCCGCTGCTGATGGCCTCCATTCAGCGCGTGAGCCTGAAGGCGGCCTACGGCGAGGAGGTGCAGACCTGGCGTCTCCTGGCGGAGCAGCGCAACCTGCCTGACTTCCGCGACATGAAGGAGATCGAGGTCGGCGGTCAGATCCTGCCTGAAGAGATCAAGGAAGGCGGCGAGTACAAGGCCGGCACCATCCAGGAGCAACAGGGTTCCTGGAACCTAAGCGAGTACGGCAAGAAGCTGGTGATCGGCCGCCGCCTGATCATCAACGACAACCTGGGTTACATCACCCGTGCCGTGCAGGTGCTCGCCCGTGGCGTCGCCACCTTCGAGGCGAACCAGATGTGGGGTCTCATCACTGGCAACGCCAAGTGCATGAGCGACGGTGTGGCGCTGTTCCACGCCAACCACAGCAACACCGGCACCGGTGTGATCGGTGAGACCGCGATCTCTGCCGCCCGGCAGGCGATGCGGAACCAGAAGGACTTCACCGGCAAGAACCCGCTCTACGTGACGCCGCAGTACATTCTGCTGCCCACCGCTCTGGAGACGACGTTCGACAAGTTCAACGCCACCATCACCCCATCGCAGACCACCAACGTCAACATCTTCTCGGGCTACCTGCAGAAGATCGTTGAGCCCCGCCTGGATGCCTCCAGCACCGCGCAGTACTACATCACCGGCAACTACCCCGGTGTGTCGAAGCTGATCTACGGCTACCTCGAGGGCGAGGCCGGCCCGACCATCGAGTCGGAGATCAAGCGCGATCCTGATGGCATCGTGACCTACCTGCGCCACGACTTCGGTTGCGCCGTGGGTCAGCACCAGGGCTTCTACCGCTCGACCGGCGCTTGAGCCGGATCCCCTTCCATCCCTTCTGAGGACTGATCCATGAAGAACTACGTGCAAGAGGGCTGCTACGTGGAGGTGACCCTCCCGTATGCACGCCTGTCTGGCGAGGGCGTGCTGGTCGGCACTGCTCTGTTCGGTGTGTGCGTGGTGGATGGCGCTTCCGGCGCTTCCATCAACATCCACACCGAGGGCGTGTACGACCTGACCGCCGCGACCGGTGCCAGCACCGACGCGGTGGTGGGCGCGAAAGCCTACTGGGACAACACCAACAAGCGCATCACCCCGGTGAGCACCAGCAACACCTACGTTGGTGTGTTCATGGCGGCGAAGGCCACTGCAGACGCTGTGGCGCGCGTGCGCCTCAACGAGTTCGTGGTCTGATGCTGCCCGACCTGGCCAACCGTGCTCTCGCGGCGGTGATCCGGGTGATGGGGGAACCCATCACCTATCGCCGGGGCCAGGCATCGTATCCAGGCAAGGGGGTCTACCAGGCCTCGCATGTGAGCCTGGATCCGGAGACGGGAGTGCAGGTGCGATCCACGCAACCTGTGCTCCTCGTCAACCGGCTGGGGCTGGCGGTGGAGCCGCGCCAGGGCGATCAGGTGGAGGTGCGCAATGGGCTGTTCCGGGTGCGCGATGCGCAGCCTGATGGCCACACCGGCTGGCTGCTGATGCTGCATCAGTTGCCGGTCACGATGGAAGTCTTTGAGCCTGGAGTCTTCGAGGCAGGAGTGTTCGCCTGATGCCACTGGCACTGATCCGCAGGCTGATCAAGGGGACGCCGCTGACGGCGGCGGAGCACGACGGCAACCTCGATGTGCTGGAGACAGCGATCGGGGGGAAGGAGGCTGCGGGGGCGGCGACGGCGGCGGTGGCAGCGCATGTGGCGGCTGCAGATCCGCACCCGAGCTACCTGACGACCGCCGAGGGGAACGCGGCCTATGCCACCGCAGCGCAGGGGGCCCTGGCCGCGACGGCTGTGCAGCCAGCGGGGCTGACCAACTACGTCCAGACCAGCGACAGCAGGCTGAGCGACTCGAGGGAGTGGAGCGCCAGCACCGTCACCCAAGCGGAGGCGGAGGCCGGCACCAGCACCAGCCGCCGCGCCTTCACCCCGCTGCGGGTGTTCCAGGCTGCTGCGGCCTGGTGGGCGGCAACGGCAACGGCCACAGGCCAGGCCCTGGCCACCGCCGCCTCTGCTGCTGCCGCGCGAACCACGCTGGGCCTGGGCACCGCGTCGACGCACGACGTTGCCGCCACGGGCGACGCAGCCAGCGGCCAGGTGGTGAAGGGCAGCGACACCAGGCTGAGCGATGCGCGCACGCCTACGGCCCACACCCAGGCCGCCAGCACCATCAGCGACTCGACGGCAACCGGCCGCGCCGTCCTGACCGCTGCCGACGCAGCCGCAGCCCGTTCAGCCATCGCCGCTGGCACCAGCAGCGTGGCTGTCAGCAGCAGCGCCCCCGCGGCGCTGGGAACCACCGCAGCGGCCGGCAGCAGCGCCGATGCGGCCAGGGCTGATCACATCCACGCGCGCAGCACCTACGCGGAGCTGGGCGCGATTGGCGACGGGCTGATCCTGGTGGTCAGCAACCGGGGCGAGACGGCGACGGCCAGCACGAACTACGCCGAGGTGCCGGTGCCGGTGCCATCGGGGAGCTTCACCCTCGTCGGCGTTCGCTTCGGCTGCCACATCGACACCACCGGCAGCAGCAGCAGCACCTTCAACGCCTACCGCCGCACGGCGGCCGGCGTGAAGACCAGCGTGCTGACCGGCAACGCCACGCTGGCATCTGCGGCCAGCCTGGTGGATGTCAGCGGCACGATCACCGGCGGCACGTTCAGCGCTGGCGATCGGGTCGGCGTTGACCTTGTGGGCGTCGGCACCGGCGCTCAAGGCCTGTTCGCCCAGTTCCTCTTCACCCGCTCTGCGACCTGACCATGACCGCTCCCAACATCACCACCAACGCCGAGACCGGCGTGCGCTACTACGCCGACCCCGGCCCGCTGGAGGGGCAGAGCGTCGACCTGTTCGTGCCCCTGCGCGGCGAGACGGCCACCAACCCGGGCGGCACCCGCTGGCCCAACCTGTTCGGCCTGCCCTACGACGGCACCGATTTGCGCTTCTACCTGAAGGGTGAGCCGAAGGTGCGTGAGTACGACCCGCAGGTGTTCTTCGAGCGAGCAAGTTGGGGCGCGGTTGATTACGCCAACCCCAAGCCCGGCGGTCCGGCCGGCACCTGGGAGGAGACGCTGGAGGTGGAGCGCCGCCCCGTGGAGGAGCTGCTGAACCAGGTGGAGGCCGCTCGCCTGCAAGTCAACGCCAGGCTGTATCCGAGCAACGAGGATCCCATGCTGGGCGTGCTGCTGGCTGAAGCGATCCGCCGCGATGCCGAGGGCACCGCGACGACCTTTATGGCCGAGCTGCTGACCCGCCATCAGGCCCTGGTGGCTGCGGGATTCCAGAACATGGAGCGCGCCGCCGAGCTGCGCCAGCAGATCCAGGCTGGTGCTGCGTTTGATCTCAGCGCGGGTTGGGTCAATGAGATCGCGCAATGAGTGGAGACGCGGGCCTTATGCGGGAGGCAATCGGATGCTGATTGTTCCTAGGCGGAGGGTGGTGGCGGCAGCTGGTTGGACCCCCGCACAGATCAGCACGGCGCTGTGGTTGGATGCGAGCGACAGCAGCACGATTACATTGTCATCGGGCCTGGTGAGCCAATGGAATGACAAGAGCGGCAATGCGCGGCACGCGACCCAGAGCACGGCAAGCCGCAGGCCGGCCTATGCCGCTACTGGGTTCAACGGCTTACCTGGCATTACATTTGACGGCGTTGACGATCATCTTTTGCACGGGCTGACTTCAGGCGCGGCTTTCACGTTAATCGCGGTCTATAAAGTCAACAGTAGCCAAAGCAGCTATAGAGGCGTTATGGCTGTTGGCCCAATTGATGGAAGCGGAAGCATGTTGCTTGCGCGAGGCGCTGGAAGCTTTATTTCGAGTTAT